GTGGATCGGCTTTGTCTACGATCTCAAGGTTTAGGAGTGAGTTTCACTCTGTTTTTGTTATTTTTTCTTGCTGTAATGTTTCTTTGTCCTATACATTTACCGATTTTATTAGGAGTAGTCAGTTTGTCACAGGTTACTTTTTTAGGGTGTATTGTCACTGCGGCACTTTGGGTTAACGCATTCGTGAAGCTCAAGCTACAACGCAAAGAAGTAGATAGGTTGGGTGCGAGTTAGTGGTGGATTCTCTTATAAATATAGTTTCACCTACACGATCTTTACGTGTACATTTTATTTCGGGAATGGATATAGAAAAATCAGGTTCTCGTTTTGAACAAACAAAAAAGACCTTAATTTGACAAGAGATAAAATCAGTAGTAAATCAAGTCAATTAACGCTTTTTCTAACGTAATCGACATGTTCTATCAATTCTTATTTTTCCTCGGATAGCTTAGTTAAAAATAGAGTCCGTACCTATTTGATCTAGCTTAACCGCTTAATTTAGTCAATTGATGTTGACTGAGTAATAAGCGTCATATGTTCTTAGTCTATTCTAATAATTTAAGTCACCGTAATCTCTTAAGTTGTCGAGAATAAAAAGTATATTTTTTGATATGAGAGCAGACCTATATTTAATTTAAATATAAAAGCACGCTGCAAAATTAAATAAAAAATATTTAGTCTTTTTTGAAAAATTTTTTGTAATCCTATTTATTTATTCAAAAATAAAATTGAAGTTTTTAGAGTGTAGTAATTCATCATAAAATCACCTAATTATTAGAACTGTAAGTGTTTTTTATTTTTGAATAAACGTAAAAAATGTATCTTAAGTAAGATGAATTAATAAAATAGTTATTAACTAATCAAGGAGTATTGAATGAGAGTTGTTTGTAGAAAATTTATTCACTATGCAACAGGAGAAGAAATGGATTCTTCTTTTTGGTTGACAATTGGAAAAGAATATACTGTTTTTTCAGTTATTCTTGGGCCACGTTATGGACTGAGTATTTGTATACAAGGCGATGATCAAGCGGGAATAACTTATCCTGGAATAGAAGGATTTGAATTTGTTGAACAAAAAATACCTTCTACGTGGATAGCAACTATTCGTGAATTAGCAAATCGGAAAGTAATGATGTTATTACCACGGAGTTGGGATTATCCTGATTTTGAAGAAGCCTTAGCTGAGGGAGAGTCTAAAGCGAGTATCCTTTTTTATAAAGAAGTCGAATTGATTTATCAAGAGTTAGGTTACGATAAAATGGAAAGAATGGTGCTGGCCGAACGAGAACTCAGTCACAAATAACCAATAATTAACATTATACATCTATAATAGTTAGGACATGCAATGAAAGTAAAATGTAACCGTATTGTACGTTGTGCTGAAAAAAATTTAGGTCCTTTAGGTTCTAGTTTTAAACTAGGTCAAGAATATTTTATTCTAACCTTAGCTTTGAATTTAGAAAAAGGAACTCAACTGTATTTAACTGAAGCGAACCATGAGAAAGGTTTTTTTACTCATGCAGAAGGTTTTGAGTTTATTTGTCAGAAAATTCCATCGCATTGGGTAACCGAATATAGAATTATTTATGGTTATCCAGTTTTAGTGTTTCTTCCTGAGTCTTGGAATTATGATGGTTTTTTCGAATCTGTCGCGGTAAATGAACCGATTGCATTAGATTATTTTCAAAGAGAATTAGTCAATCGTTATCAAAAAATAAATTTTTAATTAATTTTATAAAATGACTACGAATCAAGTAATGAAAGGCTATTTTTTTAGAAAAGTGATTTAGTAATAAATTTTTGATTAGATATCAGATTTTCTGATTATATGAATTGAGTTGAATCTATCATAAATTCATTCGCTAATCGATATCAATGTGCCGTTGATGAGCGAGTCATTTTTATATAAGTAAAACATAAGTATCGAAAGTGATTTCATTCCTCTCTTGTGCTTTGTGAAAGAAATTAGTCTTATCTATCAGTGATTGAGACCTGTGTATCTTCGTGTAAATCAATATTTGTTGAAGAGAAAAGTAAAAAAAGGGGGGCTAAGCTTTGGGGGACTTTTGATACAAGATATGACTTTGAGGGCTAGCTGAATAGGTATGAACCTGTTACAATTGCGGCCTTTCCAGTGTAGGCGCCCGTAGCTCAGTTGGATAGAGTACCAGGCTACGAACTTGGTGGTCGGGAGTTCGAATCTCTCCGGGCGCGCCAGAATCCCCTTATTTTTCAATACTTTAGCTGGTCTAGTTACAACCTGAAATATCACTTAAACGTACCGTGTACCAAATTTGTACACACGACACGCTCAGCGGCTTCTTGAAGTTGCTGGCTATTTAAATGTGCGTAGCGTTGTACCGTATTATAAGAAGACCAACCGCCTAGTCGTTGCAGCTCATATAATGACGTTCCATTTTGTACATGCCACGATGCCCACGTATGGCGCAAATCATGCCAACGGAAATCTTCTATCCTTGCTCGTTTCAAAGCATTACGCCACGCTCTTGTACTACATTGCTTAATCGGCTTTCCTTGATAGGTAAAAACAAATTCAATGTGTTTACCCATCTGTTTTCGAATGATAGCAACTGCCTCTGTACTGAGTGGTACTGGTATTGCTCTATTCGTTTTAGATTGAGATGCACTCACAAAAGCATGTCGCCTAACTAAGTCAACATTTCTCCATTTCAATCCTGTTACATTGGCTTTACGTAATCCCGTCAATAACGAAAAAGCAGCCATATCCGATAAATGGGGCGGTAACTCTTTAAGTAAGCGCTCCGCTTCTTCTTTGCTTAACCAGCGATCACGTTCAATTTCATCAAATAGCGAGATCAAGGGAAGCTTATCTAGCCATCCTTTGCGAACAGCATTATTGAGTATGGCTCTGATCACTTCTAGTAAACGGTTGATAGTAGCATTCGACACTGTTTTTTCCTTTTTCTGGCCTCAACGATTTCATCGATAAGGTCAATATCTATTTCTACTAATTTTTTATTTCTCAAATAAGGCTCAACCCACATCAGATGAAACCCAACCTCCTCTAGGCTACGTTTACTTTTACGTTTACACACATCCAGCCATTTAACGACAGCTTCTTGCCACAGTTTTTCTGGCTTTTCGTTTAACTTGCCGAGTCGCCATAAATCGGCTTTTAGTCGATCATGCAGTTCTTGCGCGGCTGCTTTGTTAGTTGTTTCAGTCGATTTTTGTACTCTCTTTCCATTGTGAGATAGTCTAATCCACCAGATCTTGTTTCGTTTACAGAGTGCCATATTTTTTCTCTCCTCGTGTTAGAGACACCCTGCGATACTTTGCAGGGATTATCGTAAAGCGAACGAACATAATTAACAAGATCCTCCTCTAGGAAGCACCAACAACGCCCAGGTTTGGCAGCAGGTATCTTTCTAGTAGCCGCTAACCTTCTTAGGCCCTCAGGGTTCATCTTCAAAAACTTCGCAGCCTCTTCAAGATTAAAAGTTTTCATTTTTAGTCCTTAATAGCAACTCCATTTTTTATCTTTTTATTAAATTTTTATCTGAAGAAGTTTTTTTATTCCTTCGATCGTTAATTAGCTTACCGAATTTCTCTACCACAAATGTTGTAAGTAATTTTTATAGACTTTCTTTACCCAAAAATAATTCAAAAGGAAAGCTAAGCATGGAAGTCAATGCACTGGAAAAAGTAATCAATTACTTTGGCTCAACGACGCAAGTAGCCAAAGTTTTAGGGATTAAACAACAAAGTGTCAGTGGTTGGTGTTATGGCCGCAGTAATGTGCCGCTAGAAATTGCTTTACACATCGAATTGTTAATGTGCGGTGAAGTGACTTGGAAGGATTTAGTTCCTTTTGAAGTTGTATATCGTCTAAGAAATTTCTGTTTATCACTTAAGGAGGCAGGTAGTTATCCATGCGAACTAACACATGTGCTTATGAATCGTATTATCTCTCCTGATACCTTAAAAAACCAGCAGAATCAACCTGTTTACCTACACAGACCACCTTGTATAGATGAAAATTATACGCTTATTTTTGGTTATGAGACTTTCTATAAATATCAAAATAATAACAAAAGGACGATTCCCTGCTGGAAAATTTCTCTTGCAAGCTTATATGAAGGTAAATATGTAACAGAGGATTTGACGAAAGCCTTTCTAATCAGTGAACGAGTAGCTACTGGCATGGCACTTGGGATTTTTATTGGAAATCGCCAAGGACAAAGAAATGACCTTCAACGAAACGAGTCAAAAAGGAATCGGACTCAAAACGAGAGATTTCATATCCAACCGCTTAGGTTTTAGAAATTCAAAAACATACGAGCAGGCAATAAAAGTTCAACAAGGCTGTTCTGAATTAATCAAAGCCGTTGATCAAGAAAGAATATCCATATCCAAAGGCGCTAGCCTAGCCAAACTTACCTATGAAGAACAATTAAAAAATCTACAGGCAAAAAATAACTAATCCACATACTAATAACAAGGAGAAATCAAATGAAAGTACTAAAAGAAATCCCAGCCTGTTTCTGGGCAGAAAGTAAAACGGGTTATTTAGAGACACATGAAAAATTGTTACTTATTTATTTAATCAGCCATCCTGTTACTAATCGTTTGGGATGTTTCCGCCTACCACTGCGTTACATGGCTTACGATTTGGAATGGTCTGAACAATATACAACGGCTTGTTTTAACAAACTGATTCGTTTCAATTTTTTAATCTGGGATCCAATAACTGAATGGAGTTATTTAACCGATTTTTTAAATTGGTTTCCGATTAAAAATAGTTACCAAGGCAAATACATTGAACACGTTTTTGAGGAAATACCCGAAACAGCCATTATCTTTAAAATAGTAGTCGGTCATCTATTACAAATTTCTTATTTAGATAAGATTTTCCGTCAACGTTTAATTAGTTGCTGGAAAAAAACATTAGAAAAAGAAGTTGATGCCTATGATCCTGTCCAAGAAAAATAGAGCTCATAAACAAAAAACAGCACCTCAATGCTGCCAATGTGGAGGCAATAACAATGCGTGAGTTTGCCAAAATATCTGTTGAATTTTGGACAAGCCCCTTAGGTAAACAAATGAGGGGCTATGAAGCCGAATCTAAGGTTTTAGTTTTTTATTTATTGACTTGCCGTCATACCAATATGCTGGGTATTTATTATTTACCCTTAGCATTGGCATCGCATGAAACTGGAATAGATTTAGAGGGTGTTAGAAGGAGTATTGAAGTCCTAATCAAAGTTGGTTTCTGCTCGTATGACGAAGACAGCGAATACGTTTGGGTTCATGGAACAGCGGCATCACAACTGGGTACGCTTAATAAAAATGATAATCGTGTCAAACACGTTAACCGCGTTTTCAAAGATTTGCCGAATCTCCCCTTTTTATCGGTTTTTTACGAGAAATATTGTGATTTATTACACTTAGTTCCACGCGATTTTTCCACTGCAAAGGCAAGCGTCTTAGTAACCCCCTTTGAAGCATTAGAGATTAGAGATAGGAGATTAGATATTAGAAATGAGAGATTAGAGAAAAGGAAGATCCCTATTATCTTAGGTGGGGAGCACAAAAAAGTACAGCTGTAGCCATTCAAATTAGCAAAGACGACGAAGAAAACAATGCAAGTTCTCTTGTTGTTAAAAAAACTGATCCAGTTGTTTTCACAGTCCCGTTACGACAAGGCAAAACACGTTCTATCACTGAGGATGAATTAACTGATTGGCAAAAAAACTATCCTGCCATCGATGTCCGACAAGAAATTCGCCATCTTGTGGCTTGGAATCAAGCCAATCCCGATCGACAAAAAACCGAACGTGGAATTAACCGCCATATTCAGGGCTGGCTAGCACACACGCAACAGAATCAAAGCAAGGGACGTGATAGTCCTCATCAATCGCTTAGCACTTGGGATCATAACATAGCTGTGATGAAAGCTTTCTTGGAGGAAGATGATGAAAGCGAATGAAAAAAAAACCTTTACGGCCAGCCTTCTTGTGATAGCCGAAACCGTGAATAAAAAAATATCGCCGGCATTGATGAAAACGTATTGGGCCTGTTTGAAGAATTACGATTTTTCGGACGTACAACACGCACTGAGTGAGTTATTAAAAAATCCGGATGTCAAAAAACATCCTTATTTTCCTGCACCCACCGATGTCATTGCGATTATTCAAGGTAACGTGGAGGAAAAAAGCTTATTCGCATGGACTGAAGTAAAAAAAGCCATCAGTGAAATTGGCCATTATGACAGTGTCATTTTTCCTGATGAATTAATTCATGCCGTCATTCGTGATATGGGTGGTTGGATTCATTTGTGCCAATGCACGGAAAAAGAACTGACATTTGCACAACGCGATTTTGAGCGCCGTTATCAAGTGTATTGCCGAAAACGACCCAAGGTAATGCCTCATCAATTAACAGGCCGTATAGCGCAAGGTAAATGGCTATGAAAAATATATTCCAAAAGCGATCCTCTTCTCAGTCCATACAAAGGAAGTACAAAAATGTTAATGGAAAATAATTATAAAAATTCAGCAGGCCGTAAAGTAGTCGATGTGTCAGAAATCATTTTTAATGAACTTAATTTAACAGCACATTGTCATCACATGGCTAAATTTGTCTATCCTGAAGAAATTTTTAGGCTGTCCCGAGTGCATTGAGCGTTTAATATCTAATAACTAAGGAGAAAAACAGTATGTTTATGACACGTGTATTTTACAAGATCATACGCTATCCCATTCAATGGCGAGAAAATCGATTAAAACTAAAAGTACAACGAAAGAAAAAAGCGATTTACTCAAAAGTAGAAAAAGAAAAAATGAAGAAGTTAGCGGCATTATTTAAATCAAACCAAACTATTCAATAACAATGAAACAACACCTAAAACAGATTTTTGAGGCCATGGATCGATTTATAAAAAATTATCAACGAGGCCGTCAAAATAAATACATTCGATTAAGATCAGACGATTATAAATTAGCCGTCAAGTCATTATCGTATTTTCAGAGGCTACAAGCAGAAAAAAAGGGTCATTTTGAGTATCGAGGCTTTACAGTAATACCGGAGAAGCCATGAGATGTAAGAATCCAAGCTGTAACTACTTTAAAACCTATATTACGGATTCGCGTGTTGCCTATGAGGGCAAAGCGCGTCGCCGTAAACATACCTGTCATAAATGCGGAACATCCTACAGAACCTATGAAACGATTTTAGAGGATGAAGAAGATAACCTGTTACATTGGTTTAATTCAGCAGAAGAAAACAAACCTTAAAAAGGGATATCACACTCATCCATTGCTTCTTGTTTCGCTATTCCTTCAGAGGGATTGTATGTAGGTACAGACTGTGTCGTGTTATTATTGCCACCTAACATTTGCAGATCATTAGCAATGATCTCGGTAGTAAATCGATCTTGGCCATTTTTATCTTGCCATTTTCGCGTTTGAAGACGGCCTTCAATATAAACTTGAGAACCTTTTTTTAGAAAGTCACGGACAATTTCAGCGAGTCGTTGAAAGAAAACGACACGATGCCATTCTGTACGTTCTTGCTTTTCGCCTGTTTGCTTATCTTTCCAGGTTTCGCCAGTTGCAACGTTAATCGTTGCTACAGCCGTACCATTAGGCATCGAGCATACTTCAGGATCCGCTCCTAAATGGCCAATTAAAATAACTTTGTTAATGCCACGTGCCATAAAAAATCCCGAAAAATAAAGAAGATTGAGTTTAATTTTATTCTGTCGTAAAAGAAAGTTAAAAAGCGTTAATTTATAAAAATTACCGTATAAAGTAACTATTATTTTGAAAAAATATATTCCATACTAGCGAAGTTCATTCTATTTTTCTTTCCTTGTTAAGTATGGATAAAAACAAACTCCCTTTAAATAACTCTCCTTGCCCTAATACCGAGTCTTCGGACTCGGTACCTCTTTGTGTGCAATTGGCGCATAGTTTTGCTAAAACGTCACATGCCGTCGTACAGCAACGCTATACCGGAGATGGGAAACCTATTTACGTTGATCGAGGTTCGTAATGGCTGGCGGTCGCCCTACGAAATTCAATAAAAAACGATCTGATAATATTATTGAAGCCATTGGCAATTTAGTTCCTTATTCTGTCGTAGCGGAAGCCAATCAAATTGATCGTAGTACCTTATACGATTGGATTAACAAAGGTTTTGACGATCTTAAAAACGGACATAGAACCGCTTTTGCTAAGTTTTCCTACACCTTGAAAAAGCGTGAATGTGAAGCCATCACAAGTTTATTAGATGATATTAAACTCGGTGTCAAAAGCTGGCAATCCCGTGCGTGGCTATTAGAAAGACGTTTTCCAATGGAGTTTGCAATAGGTTCACAGGAATTAGCGCAATTAAAGCAAGAGTTAGAAGATATCAAAAAGGCATTAAAAGATGGCTAAAGATTTTATTCAAAAAGCAATTAAACATGGCGGTGCTTTACGCAAGGCCTTAAAAATAAAAAAAGGCAAAAAGATTCCTAAGAAGAAATTAGAAAAAGCGGTGCATTCAAAAAATCCGTTATTAGCCAAACGAGCCCAATTAGCTGAAACCTTATCTAAATTACGAAATAAAAAGTAGTTTGATTGCAGTTTTTTTATTTTATAACCGTGGCATAGGTAAATATAACTGTTTTAGCTTTAGCAAAAAATTCGTGCACTGTGCATTGCTTTGTTATCAAGGGGATCATTGTATTTTATTTGAGATAGCACCCTTTGGATTTATTTACCGTATTTTGAGATCAAACGATGTGAATAAAAATTTAAATGCTGTGAAGAAATTGTCCGCTTTAAGTGCCTTTATTGCTGTGAAGATTAAAGAACCTAAAAGGATTAAAGAGTTTTTCCTAAAATGGTATACCTGTAACGAGGTGTGTCGTTATTTTAGCGGGATTGATATCGGTTGGACGTTTAATCCTAAACATTTGTTTAAAAAACTACTCAAATTTAAGGATAAACGTAATTACGAACTGTTAGCTTGCTGGAGACGTGCATGAGTGGTGGCGGTGACGATGAAGCTAATCGAATGTTAGAAGAACAAATACGTCAACAGAAGGAAGAAGTAGAGCAAAAGCGCTTGGCCGTCGCACAACAGCGCATGGCTATCATTAAGGGGCAAGGCGCACAGCAGTTTACTAATCCTGATAATCCTAATCCACCGGCGCAGATCCTCCAATGAGTTTTACTGATCTCTATGCCCGCTATGAAGAAAGCAAACGTTACAAGGATCGTTGGTTAGCCTTATACAAAGATTTATATACTTACGTTATCCCTGATCGTGATGCGTTTAATATTAAATTCAATTCTCGTGATGAAGGTAAACCCACAGGGTTGCAGATGTGGGACAATACAGCGCTTCTCAGCGCCTATCAACGTGCCAATGATCTTACATGGTCTGCTACTTCCGCAAGACCGTGTGTGGGGCAAATTAAGCCTGGATCCGCATCTCATTAATCCCAATCAGATCAGTGAACAACAACCTTTATTAGATGAAGTTAATGATCGTTTATTCTTTTATTTAAATCAATCGAATTTAGCCCGTATGGTCGCATCGAGTAATTTAGATCTAGTCGGTGGTACAGCCGCTTTATGGGTTGAATCTATCGATGATGTAACACCGTTATATTTTCGATCGATTCCTGCAATTGCGTTAACAATTGAGTATAGCACTGACGATGTGTTAAACACCTGCTGGTATCAGTGTCGTATGAGCGGACGGAAGATTGTTGAAGATTTTCCGAAATATAACAATAAAAGAAGACTACTTGAGCAACCGAATGATTTATTTGTGGTTATTTATGGACAAATTAAATTAAAAGAAAATAAATTTTATCTTTATGCGATTTTAGAGGATGATCCTTTTGTTCCATTATGGGAAACGGAACGCGATCATAACCAAATCATTATTTATCGTGACAGAGTTAGACCTGGCGAGTGTGAAGGCCGAGGTATTGGTATTGATCTCCTACCAACCATTCGTGATCTGAATCGTGTAATCGAATACAGTCGTAAAAACCTCGCTTATAAAGCCAATCCTCCTTTGTTCTACGATGCTGATAAATATTTTAATCCGCATATGGTAAGACAGTGGTCAGGCGCGTTAATTGCGAGAAACCCACAAGGCAGAAATCCTTTAGAAGCGTTGCAGTTACCTGAATATCCCGAAGTCTTAGAACACATTAAAGATTTAAGACAAATTATTCGAGATGGTTTTCAAGTGGATCCGATTGGTGAAGTGAATACACCAGTTAAATCAATCTGCTACGGAAGTATCGATCAGAGAAAACAGAGCACAGCGTACCAGTGCGACGGATATTTCACGCTTAATTAACGAATTGCCTAAACAAATTTTTACTATCAGTGCCCAGATTTTAGCGAAACGACGTTTACTTTCGCAAGATCGCAGTGTTAGTAAACTAAATACGCATTTACTACGTTTTGATTTTCAAAGTCCGCTATACGATCTACAAAAACAAGATGATCTTAGTCATTTTACGATGATGGCACAGATTCTTCAGCAGTTTGGTGGTGAAGGTGCAGTGTTAACGGCCACTAAGATGGAAGAAGTTTTACCCTTCCTAGCAGATAAATTGAATCTTCCCAGTAAACTGATGAAATCCAAAGAAGAGTTTGCTAGCTTCTTGCAACATATGGCACAGCAGATTCAGCAATTGCAAACACCTACGCCTCAATTACCCATACCAGCCACGAGTGCGAGTCCGATTTCGATTCCTCCTCCTTCACAGGTGCAGTTTTAATGTTAAATAAACTAAAATCAATTAACTGAAGATCAAATCATCGATAAATTTTTGTATGACACGTATGTGTTATTTGAGCTTGATCCAAAGGGCAAAGCTTATTTAAACGACATGATAGCTAACAGTTTTATGGAGCAAGCACGTGCCTTTACTGGCGCTGCTTTTGCTTGGCAAGATGGTCGTCGCTCCGTTTGGCGAATGATTCAAACACATATTGACCAAGTGCACGATCTCCTGAGAGACAATTTTTAGCGAGGTATTTGAATAATGACAGAAATAAAAAATACACAGGATGGACAAGAATTAGATGCTATTATTTCAGAATCCAATGAAGCAACTATAACGGAATCTACTAAACTCTATGCTGGCAAATACAAGTCTGTAGAAGAATTAGAAAAGGCTTATAAAAACAGTGCCGGTGTATTCAATGAAAATAAAATTCTCAAAGAAAACTAAAAAACTTTGAAGCTCCTGAAAATTATAACTTACCTGAATCAATCTGTTTGCCTGAACAAGAGATACAAGGGTTACAAAAGATAGCCAAAAATGGCTGGTTTAAATCAAGAACAATTCAATAAAACACTTAACTCTATGACAGAACAGCAGCAACACTATCAAAGTCAGCGAGAGGATAGAAAAAAGTTTCTCGGCGATAAGCTCACTATTATTGAAGATTATGTGACTAAAACATATCCCGCTTCTTTACAGTCCACTATTTTAAATACCCTTATTGGAGATGAAAACGCCATGTCAGACGCCTTAAAACACCGTGATCAATTATTAAATAGCCAAGTACCTGGTTTAAGTAGTCAACGGGCTAATTTATCCGATCCCTATGAAGGAAAAAATGAGTTACTTAAAGTAGCCAAAGAGTATGAACGCGATCCTTCCGACAAAAATAGAAAACGTTATATTAATCTAGCTAGCGAAGTGGCTGAAGCACGATTTAAAAAGTGAGTCTTTTAACTTCAAAAACATATTCAGGATCTATTTCGACCATGACCTTTTCAACAGGAACTAATCTACTAGGTTTATTAGGCTTAAAAAAGGAAAGTTTAACATTTATTGCATTAGGACCCGTTTTACTCAAGTCAAGAGGCTCATCTTGGTTTTCACTGCTTTGAGATGGAGCATTAGATAAATAAATTAAATTTGGATAGTTTGAAAGAAAACTAGGGGACAAACGATATGCTAATTCTGCATGACCATTCCTTGCTGCTAAAATTCCAGCCGTAATTCCATGCACATTGCAAGTAAAAGGATTAGCCCCTTTTGCTAATAATTTTTCTACTAAGATTATATTTCCAGTTTCAGCAGCTTCATGTAATGGAGTTATACCCCATTTGTCTTGTGTATTTACTTCAACTCCTTGCGCTATAAAATCGAGCGCAATAGCCGTTTGACGATATCGAACAACAAGTTGAAATAGCGGGTTATTTGCATTCCCAACAATTGGGTTTAGCTTATAGCCTCTTTCTTGAGATCTTTTTATAAATTCTTTTGCTGCTAATGTATTTCCAAGTAATATATACGAAATTAATTTTTTGTGGTCCAAATCGTGATACATAATAGCCTTAAATAGTAAATTTAACTTTATTTTAACTGTTAAAAATTAAATACGCTATTAAGATATCTAAAAGTATTGTTTTGATATCTATCTGCTAAAAATGTTTAAAAGATTTGCTATGATAAACATCTCTAACTAAACAACAAGAATTCATTATGAAAACTGAAGTAAAAGAACCAAGTTACTCTAAACTTAATCAAGAGGAAGCAAGCAACGTAGTTACAAAGGAACCTAATAGAACAGTTTCAATGGATAAGATAGAAGTACTTTCAAGCGAAATAGTGAATTTGCCACTTGTTGAAAATAGATATGCAAATTGTTTTTCTAGATTCAATAATTGGATGTGCTTTTGGAGTAGTCCATTAGCAGATAAATTTGTTCATCCTTCAGAAGTATATCAACCGACCACTACGTCTATAAAGTAGACTAGATAAAGTAGCTTGTACCTTTTTATTGAGGAATTATAATTGATTTGAAAAGCCCATTCGGTCCCCTTTTTAAGTCAATCACGGCATTATCAGCCCCTTCTTTTGGGTAACCTGATAGATGGAAATTTATTTTTTATTTATTAGGTTGTTTATGTCCGAAATTAATTATGATGCGGCGTGTCAGCTCTTTGATACGCAAGTCACGCTGCAATATCAAAATCGTTTAAAGCTGCAAGATACCATTGAAGAGGGCCTACGAGGTACAGCACTAAATGTACCTGTGTCTGATTTGGTAGAAATGGCACAAACTAATTTTGCACCGACCGATATTTTTGTGACACCCGTTAATGAAACGAACGTCCAAGTTCCCACTAACGATTATCATCTAAAAACAGTTATTGGTGGTGGTGAAAAAACACTCTATAACTTTGATAAGATCGTTGACCATTCGAAATTGCATGGTTTGGCGGCAGCGCGTTTGACTGATTATATTAAGATCAATGCGATCTTTAGTGATCCGGATTTTATTGCTGGAAAAATCTATACTGTGCCTATCGATGTGGGTGTTAATACGGGACTTAATGAAGAGAAATATGCTTTAGCAATTGCCTATCTCGAAAGCCAAGGTATGGATGTACATGATCTCGAAGTATCAACCTGGGCACCTGCATTATTAAAGCCTTCTTTGTATAACGATCAACAGGTTTCTAATTTTTTCTATAATGATGTCAAACCCTTAACCAATAACAAAGTCAAAGTCTACTTAGATATTGACTTTAGATTCTTAGGTGAAAACGGCATTAACAGTATTCCACGCGTACCCGATGATAAAGGTTTGTTTAAATATACGGTGCCTGTAGTACATCGCGATGCGATTATACAAGGCTATAACCGCGATATCACGACCAGCATTACCTGGTTACCTCATCAAGACCGTTGGGAATTATTAACCACCCTAACAACGGGTGCCAAGATCATTCAATCCCGTGGTGTTGCCTTAATCACGGCTAATCAAAAATTTGCCAAGAACCCTTAAGAGGATCCTATGCCAAGTATACCTAACACCTCCAATTTTATTACCCTAACTCCCGTAACCGGAGGTCTTCCTGGTACAGCGGCCGCTTTATTTTCAGCTAGTACGCCAGATAAAGAAGATGTTATTACCAAAGCCGGTTATATTAATGATCTGTATATCCGAAAACAAGTTAAAGATTTCGACGTAATGATCATCAACTATGAGTCTAGCAAAAACAGTGGCTTATTCTCTGTTAAAAATACCGCAAAAAGCGGTGATCCGCCGCAAGCACAACTCATTAAAGTGGCCGCACCGACTCCACCACCACCTCCCAAATAAGACTGGCGTGTATGGCCTTACCTTTTTCCAAACTAACGGTGATCAATCAAGCCTTATTAGCCTTAGGTTTGTCACCGATTGCCAATGAAAAAGAAAGTGAGGCCGCACAATTTATTTCAGAGAAACTAGATAGCTTATTACCCATCTTATTATTGAGCGAAACCTGGCGCTTTGCAGTGAAGTATCGTGAAGATAATACACCCATTACACAAAATTTCTCGCCGGATTATCGTTATACCTATCAATTACCGTTTGATTATGGGCGTTTTATTAAGTTGGGCGCTAACCGTTTTATTTTAGATTTTGAGCTTGTAGACGGGTACATCCTCACTAACACGAACCCATTCATCTATTATTATCTCGTCAATACGATGGATTACAGCATCTTACCACCGATCTTTGCTCGAACTTTAGCATTATATGCGGCTTCTGATTCAGCCGTTTCATTGACGCAGAACGTCAACTTAGCGAATTACCTGGAAGCTAAATACGAAAAAGAAAAAATGAATGCGTTATTACTCAATAACATGGAGCGCGATATTAAAGCAGCGCCATTTAACGATTTTGATCGGGTGATGTGGATATAGAATGGCAACCGAGCTTATCCGGCAAACCATGTTCAGTAGTGGCGAAGTGGATTCGATTAATTACCATCGAACAGACTTTAAAGATTATCTCACCGCTGCACAGTCATTGTTAAATATTGAAGTTGGAACCACAGGTCTAGCTAAAAAAAGAAAAGGGACGAAATTTCTCACTCAAACTAAAAATAGCGATCCTAACGCGAAATTGTATAGTTTTTCAGGATAAAAATGGTCAATTTTATATTCTCGTCAGTTTAGATAAATCCTTTGATATTTACCAAATAAGTGATGATGAAGATCACATTACTTTCTTACAAACCTTAATAACACCGTATCTTTCTGTCGATTTGGCTGACTTAGATTATACCAATGACAACGATTCGCTGATTCTCGTTCATAAAGAGTATCCACCGGCGCGAATTACAATCAAAGATTACGATAAATCGTTGTTTATCTATGAAGTATTAAATCTCTATCCTTTACCAGCCTATGATTTTGGGGATGTCATTTATAACAAAGGCGATGCTTCTATTTCAGGTGACGCGCATACCATTACCCTGACATTAACCAATGCACCTGGGTTTACGGATGATTGGATTGGCGGACAAATTATTGGTGGTGGAACGACTGAGGTTTCGCCATTAGGTTATGCGATCATTACAAAAGTTGCTTATCAAGCCGATAAGGTCATTTTTACAGGAAAAGTACAAATTCCTTTTTTAATTAACGGCGCATCAACATCAGCGACGCAATACTCTGTAAGAAAAGCCGCTTTTTCTCAAAATATGGGTTATCCCAGTAAAGTTATCTTTTTTCAAAATCGATTGTGGTTTGCGAATACTAAAACACTTAATAATACGATCTTTGGCTCAAAAATAAATGCACCGGTCAATTTTGATGTCGGTGTAGGACAAGATACCGATGCGATTATTTATACCTTAGGGCAAAGTGACTCTGGCGGTATTGTTTGGATGAATGGCGGTAAGCAATTAGAAATTTATACGGCCAATTACGAGTTTGTAGCCCCGCAAGAACAAAACACGGGCTTAACCCCTGGCACATTCTCAGTACGTCAACAAGCGGCCTACGGTGTCTCAGAAAAGTTAAAACCCATTAGCTATCTCAATGACAGTTATTATCTCAATAAAACTGGTAATGCGATCATTAACTTTCGGTTTCAAGGACTAGGCCAGAGTTATTTAGCCAGTAATATTAGCCAGGCCGCGAGCCACTTAGTCAAAAATCCCGTTAAAGCCGTGCTATTGCGTGGTACTGATACTTCACAAGATAATTTTATTTATTTTTTAAATCCTGATCATACCATTACCACCTTTCAATTTGCACACGAAGTCAATTTAGCCGCCTTAACACCCATGACGTTTAACCCACCTTATGGAAATACTCAATATAGTCTCTATCAACAACCTCATTTATTTGTTAAAAAAGTATGTCAACAGTGATCAGGTCGTTTTAGAAAAAATGCTAGCTGAACACATCAAAATCGATGGCTACGAAGAAAAAGAAATGTCCTCCGACGGCACCATTGAAGGCCTAGAACGTTTTGAAGGCTTAGATGTACAAGTTGTACTTGTTGTTGATGACATGGGTATCTATCGCGTAAAAAATGGTGTTATTCATGTTGCCAATCCGCAAAGATTTAGTGGAACAGCAATTGTCGGTTTGCTTTATCCGGTTGAAATCATACCCATGTATTTTTATACAGGCCCTTCGCACGCTGACTTAATGAAACAAACGACTAAGATTTATGTCGAATATTTTGAATCGTTAAACTTTTACATTGATGATAAGTTAGTCAATTATCAATTTTTTAATAAAATTGCGGATAAAACGACCTTTTTATTTCCTCCTAGTGGAACAGCGATTGTTGGCCCCGTATCAGGCTGGAATCGCGATAAAACCTTTACGATTACCCAAAATGCACCGTTCGATTTACAAATAACCGCCATTGCCTATCAAGTGACGGCATCAATGATCTAGGAGAATTATGCCACAAGCCAGTTTACTTATTTTAGCGACAGCCGCGGCAATGGAAGTCGGCAAAGGTGTTATGGAAGTACAAGCAGCCAAAGCACAAGAAAATCAACTTGACTTACAAGCCAAACAAAATGAATTGCAGTACCAGCAATCCACGTTAAGTAACTTAGACAGTTTAGATAAGGTTATTCAACGCCAAGCGGCACAGATGACCACACGGGGTGTTGCCTTCTCTTCACCCAGCTTTAATGCAACACAGCGTAATACCGAAAACATTGGCCAACACACTGATGTCCTTTGCGCAATTAAAAAGTATGAGTCCAAAGTAATGGCTGAATCTTTTGCACAATTTAAAGATGAAGTGCCCATTTTGCGCGATACCAAAATAGCCAGTGGCGCTAAAGGTTTTGAATCAATAGGACAGGCCCTTGGCAATGTGTCTCAAGGGTTGATACAAACCGATTTGCGTTTAGAGCAAGAAAAAAGTAATGCGCTATTACTCCAAGCCACCAGCAGTGCGGATCAAATTAAATCTGACGCCTTGGTTAAACTCAAACCAATCAAATTGCACAAGATACGCAGCAGCAACTGGATAATATTAAAAATACCACACCTGTTAATAATAAAACCAAAGGGCAATTAGACGTTTTATTACAATCCAGTCGTAATCAAGTTAATAGCCAAGCGCAACTCACTGATTTTCAAACCAACCAACTGAAATTAACCAGTCAGTTTTATACCGAATGGCCGAATGTCTTAAAAGACCTCTATAGCTCTGTTAATGATGACAAACTCTTTCAGCAAAAATTAGATTTAGCACATCAGACAGTAGAAAAGGCGATGTTGGGGCGACTTATTACGCCGAAACAGGGCGGCGTATTATTTAAAACGCTGTCCCATAGCCTCGATAGAGTGCAGGCGCTACACCAGCTTTATCAAAACCCCAACGCGCGCTCGGCCGACTTGCAGAAAGTTTTAGCCTCACCGTTTGCCCAAAACATCGATAAAGCCAATACACCGATTTCACAAGACATCTTACATCTGCAAAATCATTACGATATGGATTTAACGATGCAGGGTGTTAAGTCCGATTTAGTGAAAGGTCAGCCGATTAATCCTTTAGCCTGGATGAAGCTTACGCCGGATCATTTAAACGAGGTGGTTTTATTTGGTCAAGGTGTACAAAAAGCACAAGGTCTTTTCAATAACGGTGAGAATTGGCAGTTACTCAAACAGCGCTTAAGTGAACTCGATACCAAAAATGGTTTACTAACCCAAGCCGAAAAAGGCGAACGAGCCGCCTTGCAGCATCTGCTGAATGGTTTTACCTCGGGAGAATATGCTCAAGTCATTCAACAAACACCGCAAGGACAAGCTATTCTAAAGGGTTATGCACAAAATTATAATAGTGTGGATCCGCGTGCAGCCTATAACGACTACATTTCGCGATCCGTGCAACTCGGTCATGCGATGCAGATCGATAATCATTTTATTCAACCGATTCCAAATGACCTGAAACTACAAGCACAATCCGCTTTTATCCAAGGCGCCGACCCCGATACCTTACTGCAAGTGCTTTCCCATCACGATCCCAACAATAAAGTTTATCTGGCTGCCAGTTTACAAAAGCCCTTGCAACAAGAAGTCGCTTATACCGCGGGATTATTACAGGGCAATACTGATCCCGCTTTTTTACGACAATTGATTTTAGCGAATCAAACGGGACAGGATTTTTCTAAAGTTGGGGTTATTAATAAAAGCGATTCTGGTGTCGATGATAAATCATTAAAAAATAATCTCATTGCGCAGTTATACAGTCAATCAGGCTGGTTTAGCAGCCATTGGAATGCGTTGCGAGATAATCCTAAACACGATAGTTCAGATGTTTTAGATTATTTAGGTCAATCGGGTGATCCTTCCCGTACTTTAAGCGTGGTCAACATGGCGATGAACTATGTGAAGTATCAAGGTTTAATCCATAACGATTTAGCACTCAAAGACATTAATAAATACATGCAAACGTTTAACGACAATTTCACTAGAGCCTATCAAATTTCAAAAGGTGACGGTTATACCTTTAACACCAAAGCGCTAGGCATTACCGATAGTGAAGCCGCTTACTTAGCTCAGCATGTGAAAGAGGAAGCGTATGAAGCTCTAGGATTTAACATCAGTCCGATCAAACCATTTAAAACAGTGGTTGAAGAAAGTCAGGGACTTTTTCCCATGACATCGACAGGAACTGTTATCGCTAAAGAAGTCTGGCAACACATCAAAAATCCTCTAGCTGAGTTTTTTAATTTAGATCGCAATCCGTTAACTATCACCAATACACCGGATGGTTTAATCATAGCCGTTGATCAAGCCGGAACAGTGGTTTATTCGCAGCCCTATACCGATAGCTTATTACATTATGCGCATAGGAAGAAATAAATGTTACTCAGTAATGCGATAGTAAAACCAGATTTTAAAGAACAATACCAACAGCAAGCTGAATTTAGTCCACCCAGTTATAGTGCACTATCAGGTAATTTCTTAGAACAGTTGATAGCACCTGAGATGGCTTTAGATAAAATAGGATCGTTAGCAGGATTACATCCCCATTTTTCATCACTGAATGCTCTTTATCATTCCATACAAAATGTAACGGAAGTACCTGTCTTACCATTAACACAAAAAGTGGGCGATGGAATTGCTGCTGTATTAGGTTTTGGATTAAACCCGATCAATATTGCCTTAGGGGGCGCCGGCGGTTTATTAGCTAAAGGAGCGGTTAAAGGTGTTTCGGCCTTAGCACCTGAGTTCTTAAGCAATCTTGCGGGTAAAACAATCACAAAATTATCGACGGAAACCGTAGGATCACTGGGTGAAAAAGCGTTAACTGTTTCTGGTATTGGTACGGCGCCATTGATTCCTCAAACTCTAGCGGAATCTATAACGCCTGATAATAAAGTAGATGTTTCACATTTTATTAAAACGACTGCTATTGCTGGTGGGATTGGATTAGCCTTAGGTGCTGTTCCTTTTGTCGGAAGTATAATTCGCTCTAAACTTTTTAACCGTTCCGGAGTAAGCGATCTAACAGAAAAAAAAAGAACAAGACCATTACACCTGAAGAAAAGTTTGGTTCCAGGATTATAAAAAAATCCAGATAACCCAGAACTCGAACAACGTGCAGCTGAACTACTACAAAAAATCATCCTGATATCGCGGTTAACCGTATCGATAAGAAAGTGAATGTATCGTTATTAACACCGAATGATATTAAAGCCTTACAGTGGGTTATTACCGGAAGAATTATTAGCTCGTGAAGGTATCGATAACCCCAATGTACTATCTGATTTTATCCAAAAAAATGCCTTAGATCGTCTCAAGCAAAATCCTGCATTAAGTGACGGCTTAAAAGGCATTCTCACGGAACTAGAAAATAAAGGAGCAGAAGATTGGAAGCCATTTTTTATCCAATGTCATTGACCATATAAAATAATATTCCTGATGCAAAACTGTCTGAAAAACAAGCTTTTGAAGCGAAAGAACGCTTAAAACAGTACGAGGATAATCTAAAAGCCGGCGTTAAAGAGGAGTCAACGCCTATCGAACTCCCTTCAAAACATTTAGAGGACAGTGCAATCGAAAAAGAAGTATCACCTGCGGTCAAAAAATTTCAAGAATTTAAAGAAAAAAACCAGGTATTTCGTAATGCGATACATTGTATTTTAGGGAAAATCTGATGTCAGACGATAAATTGCTAAAAAAAAGTAATTAATAAAGCTAAAAAGGAATCTCGACAAAAAAGAACCTTGCCTGAGGCTGGCACGGTTTTAGATAAAGCTATTTCAAAAATAAAGCAAAAAGGCGTCAACAAAAAATTAAGGTCACTCTCAACCGAGGCCGCTCAAAAAGGGAAAGCATTAGAAAAAACAAAAGCAAGTTTAGCTAGCCAAAAAATCAATGCTTCCGCCCGACAAGAAAAGGCGGTGGGGAAGGAAATTGTCAAACGGCTTGAGCAGACAAAACGCTTAAAAAAAGAGAAACAAGAAACAGAAGGAAAAGAAATAGCCAAACGTGTTGAACAACAGAAACGTTTAACCCAAGAAAGGCGCGAAGCGGTTGGCAGGGTCACTAAAAAATACCAAGACAAAGAAGCACGCAGAAAAGCACGGATAGCCGCTAAGAAACAAGCTAAGCTAGACGAAGCCGAACGAAAAAAGAACTGTCTTGCGAATGCCCTCGCTAATTTATCGCAATTTACCGAAAATGATTTGCATGAGTATGTCAATAATGTGTTATCCAAAGCCAGAGAGTATGACAAATTAGGAAATAGAGGTGCTATTAACAAAGCGATTGATGAAGTTAACCAAGAAAATTTACAAAATCACCTTGAAGATATCCAAGTTACCGCTAATAATGTGAGAAAGTTTGACAATTTAGCGAAAACATTAAAAGAAAAACCGATTAATTTGCGCTCCTTACTGGTGCAACGCTATACAAATTTATCGTCGAATGTTGAGGCTTATCAGAAAGCCGCACAGCAACGTTTATTTAAAGCATTATATCAAGGCATGTCTGATGAGGAATTAAGTTATTTACAAAATAAAGATAATGATATTTCCGTTGCCCGTGCCTTAGATGGGAAGACTGCACCGGAATTGGCAAAACAACTGGCTAAAAAAATAGAAAATTATATTGATGTCCGTAATCCCGAATTAATTATTTCTAATGCCTTACGTCTACGTGAAGTCAATACCGATCGCTTTATTCGAGCCGTCCATGATCAACGATTAGTGATGCAAGGTGGGCGCAGTATGGCAAAGCGGTTAAGCCTCCATAATTTATCGGCCGAAATGCGTTCTGAATCCATTAAAAATGCAGAAAAACGATGGGTTTCATTCATAAAAACGCATCTCAACTTAGAGAAAACCTTTGCTGGTAGTAAAGCCATTGATACGGAAGGTAATCTTATTGAATCGGAAGTGGATAAACGATTACAGACGATTTATGACAATATCACGACAGGTAAAAGTGAAATCTTCACGCGTTCAACAATTGTCAATGACAGAGAAGCCGTTAAAAGAAAAGCTCATCTATTCTTTTACTGGAAGGACCATGAGTCTTTTTTGAATTATAGCCGAGAATATGGTCAAGGGAATTTGTTTAAAGCCATCAATGGTGATCTCAACAGTTCGGGGAATCGTATTGGAACGGCGGAACTCATGGGTGATAACCCAGCATCCGTTTATCTTGATCTAAAAAAAATTCAACGAAAAAAATCACCTAAGAGTCAAGCTTGGAACGATAATACTGACATGTTATATAAGGAAGTGATGCAGCAAAACAAGGCGGTGGTAAGCCCCAGCATCGCGGCGTTTGGTTCTAATACACGGGCTTTAAGCGCAGCAGCAAGATTATCGACTATCGTATTACAGAGTTTACCTGATTCTGTCTATATCGCTTCCTTTGCGCAGCGCTGGGGAAATCAGTATTTCCAAAGTTTTGCTTCGACGATAAGCCATACTTTCGATTCATTTGCCGACGATGAGCGAAAATTTATCGCCAAGCAATTTAAGCTTCTAGCCGATAGCCATTTGGGTTATATCGCTCGCTTTGCGGATTTAACCAATGGCACGGAACTCATTCAGAAAGTAACCACTGGATTTTTTCGGGCCAATTTGCTGGAGGCTTTCGATAAAGGCAATCGCCATTCTTTAATGCACCTTATTTCGAAAGGCTTGTATAAACAAAGAAATAAATCCTGGAATCAATTATTGCCAGAAACTCGCTGGCAGTTACAAAAATATGATTTAGGTGAAAAAGAATGGGATTTATTGAGAACGAAAAATCAAGAAGGCCTATTTACAACAGCTAATGTGGATGTGGTAACTGACGACGAGTTAAAAACGTTATATGGCGATACCAAACCTCGCTATGAAATGCGTAATGATTTGTACCGTAAGGTCTACACAATATTTTCCGTCGCTTCTGATAACGCCGTATTAGCCCCTGATAGCTTTATGAAAGCCTTTATGTACTTCGGTACACGCCCTGGCACGGTTAAAGGCGAACTCTTTCGCATGGTCATGCAGTTCAAAGGCTTTGCCTTCACCTATGCCGATAAAGTGCTCTGGCAAGGCTTTCAAGATGCAATGAATACCCAAATGCGCTTACGGTGGGGATTAGCCATGTTTGCTGCCACACTGCCCTTAAGTTATATGTCAAATCTATTCAATAATTTATCGCATGGCAAAAGCATGCCGTTGTTTTCCAAAATGAATGTCCCTGAAAAAATAAATTATTTAGCGGATTTAGTGAATCCTAATTTTGGGGTTTTCATGCAAATCCTTGACCCTACCTATAAGGGCTCTGGTGAATTAATGAAATTATTTACGTCGCCTAGCTTCAAGCTACTGCTTGATACTATTTCATTAGGCGGGGCTATTGTGACAGCTAATCCAAAAAAATCGGGAAAAGAAATAAAAAATATTGCTAAAAATATCCTACCCATCGACACCATGCCCGTTATCGGCCCTTACCTCAATCAGCTCCTCGGCGATAAATCTTATTTAGCACCCGGACAAAAAATGATTTACGGAAAATAATATGCCAAAAAGCAATTTACCCCAACAAAATACGATTGACCAATATATCGCTGACGGAAAGACAGCTATTTTTAACTATACTTATTTGATTCTCGTTGATAATGATATGGCTGTCTACGTAACAAATCCTGGTGATGAAGCCAATCCTGATAAAGACTTACAAGTATTGAATCAAGATTACACCGTACAGAACGCAGGAACCATGACGGGTGGCACGATTACTTTCGTTAAAGGGAAAGTTCCTATTGCCGGTAGTATTGTTACTTTAGTTCGCAGCATGCAAGTCGGCATTGAAACCGAATTTGGCAATGCCCAATCCTTTAATGGTCATACCCTCGATGCGGCCTTTGAACGCATATTGTTGATCATGCAGGAGTTCAATACGCAGATAAACAAAAATAATCTGCAATATATTATTAATAGTTATTTAACCTCTAATTTAGCCAATAAATTACCTATTTTAACAGCACAAGATAATCAAGTTTGGGTCAGTCAAGGTGGCAATATTATCGCGGCACAAATTGAAAATACTGATGTCAGTACCTTACGTTCCGAATTGGCCAGTCAAGCACCCAATGGTGGTGATGGCACCGCATTAATTGGTTATTACAAGACTTTAGAAAAACAAGGAAGCACCCTACATGCGTATTTAAATCAGCTCGAACAAAAAATAGCTACGCTTTCTGAAGCTTCCATACAAACCGGTGATTTTATCTTAACCGGCGTGCACATCACTGAACGTAAAGGATTTTTACTCATGAATGGAAGTGCCATTAGCCGAACAGACTATGCGGCGCTTTTTGCAGCGATTGGCACGCAATTTGGTGCAGGCGATAGTAAGACCACCTTTAATATTCCTAACTTTTGTCGACGCGCATTGGTCGGTTCTGGTGGAACAGCTACCCCTATTTTGAATAACACGGTCGGTAGTGCCGGTGGCGAAGAAACCCATAAAAATGACGATTGATGAACTCATTGCGCATACACACAGCATGAGCGCTTTTGTGGTACAGCATCAATTTCAAAATGGACCTAACGATTGGTCTGGCGAACATCCCGATACGGTTCAAACGGGCTCTACAGGGGGTAGTCAACCCTTTAATGTCATGCAGCCTTCTTTAGTCGTCAATGGATTTATTAAAACTTAAGTTATGCAACTCGCGAGTCTTAAAAAAGAAATCAATCACTTAAAAATAAGCTTGCAAAAACGAACGCAGGATCAATTTACTTGGGGACGGGATAATGAAAATAACTTAGTCTTATTTTTTGGAAAAAGTGAAACCATCACCTTACCTTTTTTGAGACTAAGACCCTACCAACAAGAAATACAACACAAATTATTTAATGAAAATTATAAACGTTTCTTTTTAGTGAGACCCAGACGTTCTGGCAAAGAGATCGAATCGTGGAATCTGTTAATCCAAGGCGCACTCACTCAGCCTGGTTTATATTTGATGATTTACCCGACCAATGTACGGGCACGTCTTGTCCTTTGGGAAGGTGCGGTATTATTGAACGATAATAACGAAGGAAAAAGTCTGCGTTTCTTAGATATGATCCCCAAACGTTGTCTCAAGCACATCAACAACCAAGATATGACCCTACAACTCATTAACAGATCAGTCATTCGTGTCGACTAGGGTCGGATATCGACCCCGATAAGCTAAGAGGTTTAGACAGAACAACGGCTGGTTTATTCTACAAACCACCTTTAACGGGATGAATCATGCCTATCGTTACTGGCAATCGATCAAAACCAATCCGGCTTGGATTTGGCGCGTAGACAGCGTAGAGAGCTTAAGGGATGAAGCCGGCAACCGTTACATTACCGATGAACTCATCGACGAAGACCGCAAAGCCGGTATGCCGGAATTTCTGATTCAGCAAGAGTATTATTCCGTTATTACCGTTCAGCATGAACGACTCTATTTCTCCAAAGAGATACAACATCTTGAAGAAAATAAGCGCCTCATTCCTGAATTAGTGCTACCCAATGTTCCTGTCTATGCTTTCTATGATCTGGGCGTTAACGATTCCACTGCCGTTATCTTAGCGCAATTTGATCACCTCAATAACCCGAATATCATTCACTTCATGGAAGCCAATAACCATCCGATACAGTATTACGTGAACGAAGTACACCGCTTCTGCAATAAACGTCATCTCAGATTACACAGTCATTTTTTACCGCATGATGGTAAAAATCGAGATAAAGCGACAACCAAAAGTACGCAAGATATTCTACAAGAACTCGGCGAAGCTGCCTTTTGTGTACCCAAACCGCAACGCAAAATCGATGCCATTAATCTTATGCGCAGAATGCTCTATCGCACCAAATTTAATAAGGAAAACACGGAAAGACTCATTGATTGCTTATCCAACTATTCCAAGGTCTTTGATGAAAAAAATAACATCTACAAAGACTCACCCTTACACGATTGGACTTCGCATGCTGTTGATGCCTATCAAACACTTACCCTAGCCATTGAACATCAAATGATTCGGGATGTTATGCCGGAGATTATTTATTATAATTAAACGTAATTACACCTATAGGTTGGCCACATATTGTTTAGTCGTCTATTTTTACATTAGCATTTTTAAGATTTTTTCTTAGTTTTTCTTTTGCTTCATCTAAAGAATTGCGAAAAGGAATGTAAATAACACCAGAAATATCAGATGGCATTTCTACATCTTCGTGTCTTAAAATGCTAACTTTTTCTCTTCCCATAAAAGCTAATAACATACCCATTTCAAGAATAACGTTTTGTCTAGCTCTTTTGTGAATTGCCCCCTCACCATCTTTTATAGCGTATCCAGCGTCATCAGGTGTCAAAATAACAATGCCGAAAGCACAAGATTTTGTCTCTTCTTCCAGTTTTTCTATAATAGTTTGTCCATTTCCACTGTCGTCTATGATTGTATATGGTTTTAAACCCCATTTGTAAAGAATATTCTCAAGCGATTCTTTCACTTTCATATCATGTCCATGTACTATGAAAATTTTATTACCAATTTCATCTATATAAGTTTCGCTTGTTAGCAGTGCCTCCAATATGGCTTGAACTTTACTATTATTCGGTTGGATAGATACTGTTTTTGTTTTTGGACCAAAATAGTTTATTTTTATACCATCTTCGGTAGTGTAGCACAAGGATATGTTTCCTTTATTTTTTTGTATATTCCCTCGTTTAAAATTCATCTTTAACTTATTTTCTAATTCTTCTTCTGTTCCAGGCCATGTAAGTGACATTCGTACTTATCCTCAGTTTTATTTACTTATATTTTAATGAGATTTTTCCCGCTACGCAGTGACTGGCTTTCAGTCTCATTATAACCTATTTTAAATTTGTTTACGGTCCTAAATAAGGGAGAAAATATGCCACTTATCAAAGGAAAGAAAGCCCAAACTAAAAAAGGCTTCAGAAAACATCAAACGTGAGATCAAAACGGGCAAGCCCCAAAAGCAAGCCGTGGCAATAGCCTATACGCAAGCAAGGAAAACAAAAAAGAAAGGAAAGTCTAAGTCTTGATTTTTTCTACGTGTATAGTTATCCCTGTGATGGGACGGTTACCCGTATTTTTAAATACAAACACCACTTCACCTTTTTTTCCTAATTTCATTGTTTCTGGTAACTGATTTTTAATGTAGCCTTCTACCTTTATAATAGGCCGCTCCTGAACACATAAACTTTTTACCTAATAAGCGCTGCTTTCCAATACGAGGAGGTTTTATATCAAGCTGGAATTGCTTTTTTCCTAAGCTTGTCGGATTAAACTGTATTTGCAACCTTCTTTCCTCCTGTTTTCCTAGTGAGGAAGTGCCTTCTAGTTTAATCTCATTGGGTGAGCTAGTTGAAAAAAGTAAAGTTTGAGGAAAAGCCAACTTATTTATAATACAATAAAAAGCAGTATAATTCTCTCCTATATAACAGGCATCTCCATTAAAAACCTAATTCCTCTATCAATTTATAATAATTGTTATCTTTTATTATTTTTTTAGTATATTTATGTCCATCCATAAAGCTATCTTTAATAAAGAAAACATTATTTTTACTTATTAAGCAAAAACCTAAATAAATTTAATTTATCATGATGAATGTGTTAGCACTGCCTTTAAAAGCAGGATAGCTATAATTAGATTTTCTCCAATCAAAATAGCGAGTAACCACCCACTAAAATAATTTTTCAATTCCCACTTGAGCTTCTCTAATTTTGCATCATAAAGAAGCTCATTGATATCTTTCATATTTAGAAGTTATTACAGCTGTGGTTTATTTTTTAAAGGAATTTCTACCTGAAAGCTAGAACCTTTCCCGGGTTCACTTATCAATTCTATTTTACCATTAAGTTTTTCAACACATTGTTTAGTAATATATAAGCCCAAACCACTACCTACAAAGTCACCACTTTGATTTGAAGGTTTTATTTTAGTGTATTTTTCAAATACATAATCTTGTTTATCTTTGGCAATTCCTATACCCGTATCTTTTACCTGTATAGTTAACAATCCTTCTATAACATAAGCGGAAATAATTACACTACCTTGGTCAGTAAATTTTATAGCATTACTCACAAGCGAAATCAGTATTTGCTTTAAACATAAGCGTTGTACCCAAACCAAATAATTGTCACAGACAATATGTAACGTTATGTTTTTAGCTTGTACAGCCGCTCTATAGAGTAATTGAATTTCATCTATTAAGTCTTGGATATGAAAATAGTTTGATTTATCCTCAATAGTTTTAGAATCAAATATTGAAAAAATATTGTTTACAACCTCTATCCATTGTTTTGCGCTAGTAATAATATAACCAAGATATTCTTTTACCTTTTCTTCCTTTGCAATGCTATGCGCTAGTTCAGCACAGCTATAAACACCAGTAAATGGCGTTCGTAGATCATGCTCCATATTTAGGATAAATTCTCGCTTGGCGATTTCAGCTTGTTTTTGTTCGGTTATATCAAGCGAAACACCAATAATGCCGGCGATGCTACTCCTATCTCTACGCCAAACAGGTATACGGTTAGTAAAATAGTAGCGGTTATCAGGCCCTTTTTCCTCCATACCCTCTTCACAATTGCTTTCAATCACACGCTGGCAGGCTTCCCATTTTTCTTCTCCCCATGTTCTAAGATGTTTGCCAAAAAAACTCTTTTCAGTTTCCTTAATGGCTTTCAACATGCGCGTATTTACCCAGGCTAGATAGCCTTCATAATCTGCTACAAAAATATTGACGGGTAAATCAGAATGAAGACTTCGATTGATAATAGGAAACGATAATTCAAGTAAACGTTCCTTTTTAAGCCTTTTCATAGCCTAACTCCTTTGTTTTTGTTATTTCTTGGTTTAATTCTTGTAGAAGACTTAATCGTTCAAGCTCGGGTAGTTCAGTCAATAATTTTTTAATATGTCTCTTTGTTTTTGTTGTATTACTCGCAGAAGAAGCTTGAAAAAAACTACTTTCTGATTCTTTCAAAGCTACTCTTTTTTCTTGTTTAGGATATTGAATGTCATACCGTAACCAAGGCATGGGATTCGTTTCACCAAAGTATTTACGATGAACATAGCGTAATGCCGCATTGCCATTTCCTGGATAGAGTAAGCTTGTAAATCCGTGATGCACTAATTTAAAAATAATGCTGGATTCTTCTAACAAATACTCTCGTGCTGCTTTTAAACAGGCTTCATTTAAGTGTTTTTCTTCAGTAGGATTGTATTTAATAGCTAATTTTTCAGCATATTTTTGTGAAATCGTATTAACATGATTTCTAAAAACTTTATCTGTTTTTATAATCCTCTTCAATTTTGGATAAATATTCAGAAAATGGTTTATCTTCTATGTCTTGTTGTGTTTCAAGTATTTCTTTCCAAGAGATGATTTTAGGCGTTAATTTAAGCTTATCGATAGAAGCTTGTTGCTGTTTGATCCAGTCTTCCCCTAATTGAATAGCGGACAAATCAGCTGCTTCAATCGATGAGAAAGCGGGATCTAAACGTTGATAATGGCGTTTTAAATAACCTGTTTCAATAATGGTGAACTGTGTTATGTTTTTCTCGGCATATTCTTCATTGATTTTTAGACAAAAAGCCTCAAACTCAATACCTTGTTGGTGACTTTGGTCGATACTAATGATTGTCACCGCAGAGGCGCTTTGACCATTCGAGCGATGCAAATGGCCACATAATTTTATAGTGGGTAGCATTTTTTTCCTCTTGTTATTGTTATAATTACTTGTTGGTTGTTTTTTATTAATAATTCACAAAAACTCCTTTAGTATGATTTTTGAGATAGGGAAAGTGTGTTAAACGTTTGAGTTAGTGCATCAAGCTGTTTTGCACTCTCGGTTTGCTTGAAAAATAGAAAATGTCCAGTACAAGCCTTATGAATAAGAAAAGCTGTTCCTGCTGTTAAAATAAATAAAAATAAATAAAACTAAATTACCAAGAATTTGTTTATAACCACGATGTTGTTCTAAAATAGGCCGGCTTTCATTAATGGCTTGTAATGCTCTGGTTTTATAATCAACGTAATCAATTTTTCCTTCGCTGAAATACCAACGATTTAAATTATGTAGATTAAAAACCAGGCCTTTTGCTTCAATTGCTGCGCAATGATGACCTCGATAATCTAAATCATAGGCTTTCATCTCTAACGTATCTAACTGAACTTCAATTCCAGCGTAAAATAGCAGTGTTGGAGAAATGCAAGATTGATACTCTGGAAAAGAAAAGTCTCTTAATCGTAATCTCACTGAGAAAAATTGTTCCAGCTCAAGTAATTCTTTCACTGAATCAAAATCATCTACCGAAGCAAATTGAGTATTTTCCAGTGCTTTAATCCCATCATTCAGCATTTCTATACATTCGAATGAAGAAGTAAATGATAAAGCTCCCTTTCGTTTAGCCTCATGTAACCCTTTCAAAATATGCGACAGTTGCTTCTCTAAAAGATTATTTTTAGTTTCTTTAGTTGGCATCGTTAAACCCCTCTTTTTTTATTGTTATGAAAATGAAAGCAAATGAAGTTAAGCAGAGGCATTTTCAGTTTCCTCAACGTCTATAAGCGATTGTGGGTGCTTAGCTTTTAAAGGGAGATAACCGAGTTGTGTGGCACGATAAATAGCTTGGCCAATATTAGAAGACTGAAGCTTTTTAAAAGCTGACATTCGATGTCTTTTGATAACATCCGGTGTTCTTTTTAAGGAAACTGCAGATTCTTTTAATTCTTCTCCACAAGAAGCTTGAAAAAGACTTTCAATTTCACGATTTGATAAACGTTTTCCAAATCTAAGAGAAAAACTAAGATAAATATGAAATAAATGGCTTATTTTCTCTTGAATTTGACTTTCACTTGGACGATCGACTCCATTTTCAAGTAAAAGATATTCCGCTGTTGCACGAAAATATTGATTTTCTTGTGCAATTAATTTGCACCACGCGCCCTCTAAGGCTACTCTATTAATAGCCATATCAACTCCTTAGGTTGATGTTGGTTAGCGCTACTAAAGTATCTTCAGTACTTTGATAGCGTGGGGGTACGTTTTTTAACGTACCCTTTTTTATTAGTAGTAGAGGTATTTTAAAAAGATAATAAATATAAAGAAATTCAGCGCAGAGTAACTCATCAATACGTGAATAACCATGAGGTGATGCACCAAATGGTGCATAGTATTTGCTTCGCTCAAACGATAGCGGTAAGCTTGGCGTAACCATGATTCAATTCTCCCGAGAATTGTATTGTGGCCAGACAGTGGCAGGGTGTTGATAGCACCTTTGTCGCTGTCCCCCTTACGGGGGGTTGGCGGTTTAGTATTTAGTTATTTATTTGGATTAAGTAAATTTTTAACACGCTCCTCAATATTGGGAGAGGTTGTTGATTCTTCCTCCTCTAAGACAAAGGCTTTGTCGGGTGTAATATGTTCTTCCTTGATCGCGGTTCCTATACCGATGAGTTTTACTAAATCGGTTTGAGTTAATTCATCGATTGTATTCTTTTTGAAAAATTGTAGAATTTGTTTAGGGTCAATATTCCATTGTGCAAATCGATCAAAAATTGCTTTTCTACGTGCGCTTAAATCCTTTTGATCGCCTACTGCAAATTGCATTGCTTTTTCATACACTCTGTCGATCAATGCTTTGGGGATCACTTTAAATATCGCATTTCTAAGCGCGATAGCACTAGCCGCATTGCCTGTGAGTGTTTGCATATCGTGGCTATAGCGAGCACCATTGCTCTTTGTAATACTACGTTTAACTTGGCTGCTGATCTTAACGTTTCTTTCCAAATCCCAAGCGACACCTTCTGCAGTAATCGATTGGCCATCGTTCTCAACAATTCGACTGCCAGCATGGAGATTTCCCCAACTTGCCGCAGCAATTTCAGCTAAACGAATCGAAGGACCTTTTATTTCTGTAAGTTTTCCATAACTATCTTTACGGGGAGGTAGACAATAAAAGCAAGCTTGTGCGGTTTCTTCGTCTTGTGTAGCAAGTTGTGTTGCTAAATTAATAAATTCATTGGGGTTTCGTGGATAAGCTTTAGCGGTGGTAATTTGCATATCTAATTCAGCACGGACTAATTTACCTTGATCACAAATTAATTCATTTGACATCATTATTCTCCAATTTAATTAAATGCATAGCGGGGTAGTGAAATTTCTTGGGCTCGATAGCTGGGCCAGTTATCTGTTTCTAAACATTGTTTGTAGGCTTGTAATAGACTTTTAAATTCATCACGACCTTTATCAATGGATTTCTTATCCAATTGATAAACAACGGTAACGAAAGGTTCTGCTTTCTCAACAACAATAAAGAAAAAATCATCTATTTTGATTTTTTGAATATGAAGCAAGGCCTCTCGAATCATCGCCGCTTGAATATGGTAGCCATAGTCCAACACGGCCTTTGAAAAGGCCCATGCACTACCATCTTGTGCGCTTTTGAGATCACAAACAAAGTTGCGCTGCAAAATATCAGGCCGACATTTACATAAAATGCCAGTTTCAGGATCATTCCAGTAAAGAGATTGCTCTATTTGTGCGCTCTCAATCAATTGCAAAGCCAGCTTATTCTTTTGCAAACTATCTGCCATTTGTTGCAACTCTTGGTATTGCGCTTCCTTTAGAAAGGTTTTAATACCTTGTTCTGCTTGGATTTGTTTCCAGCGTTCCGCACCGGCTTTAGTTCGCTTATCGAATTTGTCTAGCGTAAAAAACTGTTTTTCAAATTCCTTTGGCTCTAAAATAAAGGTATGCAAAGCATTACCAAAGATTTGAGCCGGTGTAGCAGATTCTGGAACATAATAAGGATTTAGATACTTGTACCAATAGTGATAAGGAGATTTTTTAAACTCCATTAATGCACTGCGGCTGATACCCGATCCTTGGTGGTAAATTTCATTGGAAATGTCGTAAATTCCAGGTTTAATTGTAGTTTGATCAATAGAAACGAGTGGAGACGGTAATATATTAACCATGGTCCACCTCGTCGTGCCAATAGTCGGCTTCTTCCTCATGAGAAAAATACTTCGCATTAAACGCCTGCTTGTCTTCTTCTTTTTCTAAGGCGTTATCGATGCAATAGGCAACTTGTGCGTCATATTGTCTACTTCCTTCAATCACAATCCGAACAAGGTATTGATAAAGATTTTGTAAACTATCGAGCGATCCTCTCTTCTCAAAGACATTGGCTAATACTTGATTGAATCCGTTATAGTCTGCATCAATTGCTAAGGTTTTATTTTCACGAAGTGCAGCAATACCTAATGCCCAACGCATGGATTCATTGAGTTCGTCGTAACAAGAGACACCTTGATCAGATACGGCTTGTTGAATAAGGCCACCAAAATCATCAAAGACGGGTTCTTTTTTAGGGTCCGGCATAACCCATTTAACATGACTAGAATCTCCAGGTTTGCCAAGTTCTATATATGGTATGGGATTAGCCATGAGCCACCTCCTTTAATCCGATGAAAGCTAAGAAACATTTTTTGATCTTTTTAAATAATCGGTGGAGTTTACGCATAGCTTCCTCCTTGATTTTTATTGCTCAGTATTTTCGTAAATTCCTTGGCATAAGGTTCAAAGCCGTTATAGGTATCAAGCTCATCAGCAGCTTCCAGTAGCATGTGCTTTAATTGCGTAAGGTCATCAGCTACTTCTCTAAGTAAGTTTTGTCCTTGTGTTTGACTTACATTCAGTGAGAGGAAGCTAGGATAAGGATTAACATCAACGTCTATAGCACTATGCGCTTCTTCAACACCTATTTGGAATGATTCTAAAAGCATCTCTAAGCTTTTAGTTAAATCATCAAACAGAAGACCTGGTTTAGAATTTAGAAAGGCCTTTAATTCTTCAATTAAACTCTTTAAGAGAGAGGATGTTTGGTAGCACTGCGATAGATAGTCGCTGGCAGGTTGTCTTAGACAAACGAATTGATTTAAACTGACGTTAGCCATAGTTTACTCCTCCAAAGTAGATTGTGGTTAGTGGCATGTAGATGTTGGTAGCATCTACGTGTCACGCTGCATATTATTTTCTGATAATCTTTATCATGATATCATGATAAAGATTAAAGTCAAGGAGGAGGAAATTTTTTATAGTTTTCCTTTATTATTTTTTCTGCACCTCGACGGCAAAGCTCTGCTATACTTACCTTCATCTTAAAAGAAAGCCATTTCAATTGTTCTGCCATTTCTTTAGGTACTCTTACAATTATTGTTGATCTCTCTTCCTTATCTGCTTTTTAGTGCTCATTACATTACCTATAATTAATTTTCAACCTATCTTGGAGTTGAAATCGCTTAGTTAGTTATAAATAAGGACAATAAAAGTGACAATTACTATTCATCAGCCTTTTGACAAACTTTTTAAGGTATCCCTTTCTGAGAAAAAAGTAGCTATATCTTACCTAAAAACACATCTACCTGCTGAAATTTTTCAACGGATTAACCTTGATACCTTAGAATTAACTGATAAAAGTTTTATTCTACCCAAATTCCGAGAAATTCATTCGGATATTGTCTACCGTTGCCAGTTTGATAATCAAGACGGCTATATTTTCTTCATCCTAGAGGCAGAATCGACAGCCAATGAAGAACTGATGGCCTTTCGGCAATTACAATATAGTATTGCTGCCATGGATCAGCATATCCGACAAGGCCATAAAAAATTGCCGATTGTTTTACCAATTTGCTTGTATCACGGCTTGGAATCTCCATACCCACATCCTGTTGATGTTTATCAATGCTTTGATAACCCTGATTTAGCTAAACAAATTGTGTTTAAGCCTTTTACCTTAATAGATTTAACAGTTTTATCAGATGATGAGCTTGCAGAAGGGCCAGCTTTTCTGATGGAGATGCTTCTCAAACATGCTCGGGCCAAGAACTTTTTAGCTATTCTTAAAGAAAGGCGAGAGTCTATCAAAGCCCTATTTAAGCAATTAAGCAGAGAACCGCGCCGTTATATGGTAAAATTTGTAATAAACGAGACCCAGGATGAGAGTAAACCAGAAGCAGTTGATGAACTTATTCACATTCTCACCATCTACCAGAGGATAAAGATATTATCATGACATTTGCAGAACAATTAAAGCAGCAAGGCCTACAGCAAGGCCTACAGCAAGGTCTACAGCAGGGCCGAAGAGAAGAGGACTTTGTTATTGCCAAAAGAATGTTAGCTAAAAGGTTAGATTCTGAACTTATCAAGGAAGTAACAGGCTTATCTGATCAAGATTTACTTAACCTCGAAGACTAATATTCTCGCAACTACCGCGAGGTTATCATGACATTTGCACAACAACTAAAACAAGAAGGATTACAACAAGGCCTACAGCAAGGCAAAAGAGAAGAAGACTTTGTTATTGCAAAGAGAATGCTGAATATGGGCATCGATCATGAGATTATTAAAAAAGCAACCCAGCTTTCTGATCAAGATTTACTAAGCCTAGAGGATTAATATCATAAGCAAACCATCATGACATTTGCACAACAACTTGAACAAAAAGGGCTACAAAAAGGCCTACAGCAGGGCCTAGAACAAGGCAAAAGAGAAGACGACTTTGTTATTGCTAAAAGAATGCTCGCTAGAGAGGCTGATTGTGAATTTATTAAGGACGTTACAGGTTTATCTAATAAAGATTTGCGCAGTCTTGAAGATTAACTATAAGGGAGAGAATTTAATAATTAAACAAGAATTTGACTATCGGCTATTAGAAAAAAATGTTAATAACTAAAATTAGACTTATAGAAAAGCAAGTATTGAAAATACTCGATAATGCGAATAGGGCTAGTATGAGGCGTGATAGCTTTATTATAAAAGGAAAAAATCTAACTAGGCATTAGATTAAGTAGCAGTTTATTAATAATTTATTTTAAGAAATAGTCTTACTCTTTATTTTTACAAAAATATAAAGAGAACGTCTATTTTCAAAAGATAAATTAATTTTTTCAATTGAGGCAGTTACTATTCTTTTGTTATTAATCCAATCAATAAATGTATTTATCAAACCTCTATTTATGTACCCTAAAAGTTTATTAGATTGGTCTAAAATTTCAATTGCATCTTCGTTTTCATATTTTGTAATTTTAAAATAAACCTTATCACCTATTTGGATATTAACAGGATTTGTTCCTTCATAAATGTGTCTAAACCCAGCGGCCTCTATAAATAATTCACACGGTCCACTGACGTTTTCAAAAGGATGTATAAATGAAAATCCATCGGACAATAATCTACCATTTGAATATCCTAACAAGCCGAAATCACTTATTGGAACATCAGGCTTTAAACGTAATTCATCTAAATAATTCTTATAATCATCTCTATTCTTACTAATTAAACGAACTCTAAAAGTATCAAGGACATTATCATAATAAATGTTCTTCAAATATGAAAATGCTGGATAACCTTTAAAACCTCTATTCTTCGCTTTTTCAAAACTAGTTGTGTTAACTAAATAAATGAGGTTTGCATCTTCACTACTAGTACGAATGAGTTCAGCTACAATATGTCGATCACGATATTCTGGTTCTAAAGACTGCCAAGCTAATAATAATTTTTGTGGCTCTATAACGTGTTCAATTAAATTCATTAGATGTAACTCCTTTTTTCAATTTATCGTACCTGTTTTCTATTAATTTTAGCATAAAGTTTGCTCTTTCAGTCGTCAACTTTACAGGTATGTCAAATTTAGTAAGGTATTCTAAAATTTTTGTAATATTTTTTATATTAACTTTGTTTAATAAATTTAGCATTGTTTTTTTTACATTGTATTTTCTCATCATTTCATGAAGTAATTCATAGTGTCCAGGATTCTTGCTTTCAATATCTACTCGAATATGGTGAAAGCCCTTAGATATATATTTATCATAATCTTGTTGCTTCCAAGTCTGAAATTTTTTTTTATAAATTTCTCTACCCATACTGGTTCCATTATCAAAAACAGGGGCTATAGTTTTTTTAAAACTTTCTTTATTTTCGATAATTCCCCAATTATCTTGGTGGCGATCTGTATTTCCAATTAAAGCATCAAATAAGAAAACCTCAGACCAATATTCTTTCCAGTTTCTATCTTCTAACTTTTCATTTTTTACAAGATTATCAAATATTTCAAAAAGTGTATTAATGTTATGTTGAGTTCCTTTCTTTCTATCAAATTTTTCTAAGTGATTATTAAAGTAATCGCCGCCTTTGTGAAAATCTTCAGAACCTTCTTTATAAAAAAATTCACTAAGAGCGCCACATTTTCCAGATAGCCTATTAAAGGCAACAAATGTAGGAGGAACTTTAATTCCTATATCTTTTCCTAAAAGATAAGCGAATATTTCCATCCAAAATTCTTCTGGGTAGCGTTTAATAGATTGTTTAAAACAGTAATAATGATTTTTTTGTAAAAAACTTGAGCCTTGTAAATCTTCAGGGCTAAATAAATTTCTATTTACCCGTGTTCCAACTGGATTAGTAGGGCCATCCCAACCAGATACATCTACTGGTGTATCGACTGGTTGTTGAAGTATAGACCATTTTGATTGTTTTGTTTCTTTAGCTTCTTGAAGTTTAGGCCGTTCTAATAGTTCTATTTCTTTGTCATCCATGACTATAACCTATTGACTTGAATTCAACTTATAAGAGCAATTTTTGCACAAATAATACACAATAAAATTATATAATAAATATTGTTTATTTAAATAATAAAAGATTGCAGCATGAAGAAGTATAAACAACTTGACTTTAGAAAACGATGTCAAATTTATGGCTTATGGAAAGCAGGTTACAATCAAACAGAAATAGCCAAAGAAATAGGGGTCCATAAATCAACAATTAGTCGGGAATTTAAACGTAACACCCAGCTTAACAGAAAATGAACTTGGGGCTATTATGGATCGATTGAATAACCGCCTAAGAAAATTATTGGATTTTGCTACACCAAAGAAGGTATTTTATGCTAACTCATACCAATAGATAATTAGGAAAAGACGTTGCACTTATGATTTGGATCGGCCTTCTACCATTAACAGATAACTAACGATAAGAATTTTATCGGCAGCTAGGAAACTTTTAATTAATAAAACCTATGATGCCTACCGCTCTAGAAAATTACTTTAATGACTGTACCAAAATTGTACCAGGCTGAAATAGAATGTACTAAAATCTCCGTAGTTTTAGATAGCTTATTAAGTTGGCAAAGTATCGCAAGTTGTTGATTATTAATGATTTTTTATATTATATATCTGGCTACGAACTTGGTGGTCGGGAGTTCGAATCTCTCCGGGCGCGCCAATAAAATCAAGGACTTACATCATTTTCAAACAAACTTAAAAAATCCCTTGCGGGACTTTTGCGGAAGCTAGCTACGCAACTCTCCGCAATACGGTTAACACTGGCTTTCGATTTCTCTCTTCACAAACCTTATTTGCATTATGGAACAAGCACGTGACTTTACGGGTGCTGCTTTTGCTTGGCAAGATGGTCGTCGCTCCGTTTGGAGAATGATTCAAACACATATCGATCGAGTGCACGATGTCCTAAAAGACAATTTTTAGCGAGGTATTTGAACAATGACAGAAATCAAACATAAACAAGATGGATAAGAAGTAGATATTATTATTTCAGAATCCAATGAAACACCCGCTATAACAGAAGCTACTAAGCTCTATGCGGGCAAATATAAATCGGTAGAAGAATTAGAAAAGGCCTATAAAAACACCTCGACGGTGTTTAACGAGAATAAAGCCTTGCAAGAAAAACTAAAAAGTTTTGCCGTGCCTGAGAATTATCAATTACCGGAATCAGTTTCATTATCCGAGCAAGAACTACAAGGTCTGGCTAATGCCGCCAAACAGGGGGGGTTAAATCAAGCTCAGTTTGAAAAGATCCTCTCTACCATGCAAGAACAGCAACAGAGCTACCAAACGCAATTAGCTGAACGCAAAAAACAACTCGGTGAACAATTTAAAGTGGTGGAAGATTATGTAGCAAAAACCTATCCCTCCGCTTTACATCACACCGTATTAGCTACACTCTTAGGAGATGAAAACGCGATGAAAGACGCTTTAAAACATCGAGACCAATTACTCAATTCACAAGTACCAGGTCTTAACAATCAACGGGCCAGTTATTCTGACCCGGAAGATGCTAAAGAAGCCTTAGCTAAAATTTCAGACGAATATCACCAAAATCCGACTGAGAAAAATCGGAAACGCTATATTAATCTGGCTAGTGAAGTGACTAAAGAAAGATCTAGAAATTAAACTTTTAAGCCATGGTTGTTAGATTCTAGTGATAAAGAAGATACAATTGGAGATTTACTAATTTGATAAAAAGCATTTGGATTAGAATGAAGCAATTTAAAATCATGTATTGTTTTTTCTAAAACAAAAAAAGTTCACTTAGAGCAAAAGCTCCCATGTCCGTATATTGAATATATTTATTTGCTTTTTTAACTAACATAAGTTTATATTCAAGAATATTTTTTTAGTAAATTTAACGCTATTTATTAATTTTTGGTAAACGTCTTTTAAATTTATTTTAAACTTTTCTGGAGCCAATAACATAAAGTAAAACAAATCTGAATTCAAAAACCATTCTACATTTTTTGGATAGATTTTTTCAGAGTAAAAAAGCAAAGTCCGTAAATCCTGGAAATCTTTAAAATAACAATAAAAATCTTCATTTTTTAGATATTTTTTTACTTCTTTTATATCATCCATTAGAATAGAAATTAATTTTAAGTTAGATAGTTTTTGTTTTAGCTTTTCCTTTTCTTCTGACGTTGGAATAAGAACTATTAAGCTTTCTATTTTTTGTATTGACTCTTCTATTTTCATAATACTTTTTTCTTTTTGTAAATTAAAAATACTGTATCTAGTACTTGTTGATTTATTCATAAAACTTATAGATCAATCTAAAAAGCCCGCAAGCAGAATCATTATCAGCCCTGAGCGATGTTTAGGCAACCTGATAGATGAAATTAATGAATTAATTTTTATTTATCAGGTTATTTATGTCCGAAATTAGTTACGAAGCTACGTGTCAGATGTTTAACACGGAAGTCACGCAGCAATACCAAAATTTATCCAAACTCAAAGGTACGATTGAAGAACGTCATGGTTTACGTGGTACGCATTTAAATGTTCCCGTTTCTGATTTACTTGAAATGAGTCACAGTGGTTTTGCAGCCACCGATATTCGCGTTACCCCACTTAATGAAACCAATGTGCAAGTACCGACCTATAATTATCACCTTAAAACTGTGATTGGTGGTGGTGAAAAAACACTTTATAACTTTGATAAGATTATCGATCACTCCAAAACCCATGCCAAAGCCGCAGCACGGTTGAATGATTTCATTAAGATCAATGCGATCTTTAGTGATCCAGATTTTATTGCGGGGAAAATTTATACCGTGCCGGTTGATGTCGGTGTTAACACTGGACTCAATGAAGAAAAGTATGCTCTAGCGATTGCCTATCTTGAAAGCCAAGGCATGGATGTGCATAACCTGGAGGTGTCGACCTGGGTACCGGCTTTGTTAAAACCCTCACTATATAACGATCAGCAAGTATCTAATTTTTTCTATAACGACTTTAGTTCATATAACTTTTTTAGAAACTAAGAAAGACCCGCAAGCCCGATTTTACATGAAGCTCCAGTTGACCCGACGGTTATATGATAGAGGGTGGAGACGTGATGATGTAATAAATTTGCTCAAAGTGATAGACTGGGCCTTAATTATTCCTGAAAAACTCGAGCTAGAATATAAAGAGAAACTCCATAAATTGGAGAAGGAGAAAAATATGAGTTATGTAACAAGTTTTGAACGATTAAGCCGTGAAGAAGGCCTACAGCAAGGTCTACAGCAGGGCCGAAGAGAAGAAGACTTCATTATTGCTAAAAAGATGTTATCTAAAAGACTAGATCCTGAACTCATTAAGGAAATAACTGGCTTATCTGATCAAGATTTACTCAGCCTTGAAGACTGATATACCTCGAAAATTATGAAGAAGATGTTGTGAACGCAGTACAGCAACTCTAGATGCCAGGCCGAGAAGAAGGGCGGCATAAGAAGCTATAACTGTTGCCAAAAACATTCTACCCGAGGGCATGTTTCCCAAAAGTTGTACAAACGCTAACCGTCTTATCGGAAAAGAAATAGTAGACTTCGCTAAAAAGCACTGAATTTTCCTATCTATAAAAGAACTTCTTCAACATTTCTATGGTAAGAAGTTATGCCTCTTACTCGATGAAGTAACTTTCAAGAAGTGTTATATTTGATTTTAATGGTCTAGTAATACGAACATCCTGGTTGTTGATTTTCACTGCTTTCGTTTTGCTGTAAGGGCAAACGTTGCCAATTAAAGAAGGATGGTCGTTGTTGAAGTATCGGGGTAAATTCATCCAATTCTTCATTGCTCCGAGTATCCTGTTGATTATCTAATGATTGCTCTTGCCCCTGCCTTATTGCTTCACAAAGATTCCTTTCTAATTGTTGAATTTCTTCTTCTGATCTGGGAGCACTATTAAGTCGATCTTCTAGTTTTCGTTGTAATGCATGAACTTTATTTTTTAACCAAATCAAAGCAGTAAACCTAATATCAGCATCTAAATAAACAATATAAGTTGTTATAAGCATGCCAAGAAGAATGGGTATCCATATGATAGGACTATGACATTCATCACACTTATTATCTTCAAGACATTTGTTATGTTCGCTATCAGTTTTACTTTTAACATCACATTCTTTACATCCTGTACTACATTGAGGAATACTCTGTTCAATTAAAAGGCCGGCTGTTCCGAAACTAAGAGTAATCATAAAAAATGAACCAGCAAAAATAGAAACCGCCATATCGATTGCTTTTTGACGTGCTTCTATTTCTGAAGGAGAAAATTCGCAATATTTTTCTAGTGAAAATTTCAAATCCAAATTAGTTTGATCTTTCGCTAAGATAGATAGTGCGTCGCCAACAAGTGCTAATTTACAATGGGCGGGGAGCCCTTTTTCTGATTGAGATACCAAAAATGATTCACCAATATTAGGCATAATGTACAAATCCTTTATTCTAATAAGTATTAATGTTTTATATAAATAAAACGGTACATTATATCAGTTAAAATTTAATCAGCAGTCATCCTTTCTTTCTGATTTATCTTTAAAAATCCATGCGCGACTGAACATGATGCTCATAGTCATTATTATAGAGTTGTAAGGATCGTCCGGTTTATAATAATGTTTTTTTTCAATAACTTAGAATATAAGTACCTATCGGAGTTCGAATCTGTCCGGGCGCGCCAAATTCACATTATTTTTCAATACGTTAGCTAGTTTAGTTACAATCCGAACTATCACTTAAATGTAGCGTGTACCAAATTTGTACATGCTACACGTTCAGCTGCTTCTTGCAGTTGCTGACTATTTAGATGTGCGTAACGTTGTACCGTATTGTAAGAAGACCAACCACCCAACCTTTGCAGTTCATATAATGACGTTCCATTTTGAACCTGCTATGAAGTCCAGGTATGGCGTAAATGCCAATGAAAATCCTTGATGCCTGCTCGTTTTAAAGCACTTCTCCATGCTTTTGTTGTACACTGCTTAACAGGACTTCCTTGATAAGTGAAAACAAACTCAAAATGCTTCCCTATTTGCTTACGGATAATTTCAACTGCTTCTTCATTTAAAGGGACTGGGATGGCTTTTCTCGTTTTAGATTGACAAGCGCTGACCTCACTAAATCAATTAGTTTCCATCTTAATCCAAGCACATTGGCTTTTCGTAATCCCGTTAACGAAGAAAAAGCCGCCATATAAGCGCTTTACTACCTCTTTGGTGAGCCAACGATCACGTTCTATCTCATCAAACAATGAAATAATAGGCATTTTTTCTAGCCATCCTTTTTTAAAAGCATTATTTAAAATAGCTCTTATTACTTCTAACATACGATTAATAGTTGCATACGATACTTTATCTTTTCTCCTTGCTTCAATAAGCTCATCTATTAGATCAACATCTATTTCAGTTAGTTTTTTATTTCTCAAGAAAGGATCGGCCCATTTTAAATGAAAACCTGCTTCTTCTAAGCTACGTTTGCTTTTACGTTTACAAACATCGAACCATTTGACTACCGCTTCTTGCCATAATCGTTCTGGTTTTTCCCCTAACTTACCTTGGCGCCACAAATCCGCTTTTAAGCGATCATGTAATTCCTGCGCCGCTACATTGTTTGAAGTCCCAGTAGATTGTTGTATTCTCTTTCCGTTGTGAGAAAGTCTGATCCACCAGATATTGTTTCGTTTACAGAGTGCCATAATTGTTCTCTCCTATTGTTAGAGACACCCTGCGATACTTTGCAGGGGGTATCGTAAAGCGAATGTAAATAGTTAACAAGGTCTTCTTCCAAGAAACACCAACATTTACCTGGTTTTGTTCTAGGTATTTTTCTGCTTGCCACAAGTCTTCTCAATCCTTGAGGGTTCATTTTCAAAAACTGAGCGGGCCTCTTCAAGATTGAAGGTTTTCACTATCACTGCTCCTTAAATCTAAAGCCCCCTGCATTCTCTTCATATATCTATTTTTTATATAAAATATTGGATTAAATATTTACTAAGTCTATATCTAGATTACCGGATCAAAATGTTCATCTGTGAACAAATTTCTTGCATAAAATTTTTTGACGGTTTTAAAAAATAAGGATTTTATTTATGTACGTAAATCAAGAAAAAGCTGTCTTAGAAATCATTCATTATTTTGGAAGTGTCGATAAGATATCGAAAGCAACTCGTCTTTTGAAGAAACCAGAAGGCCAAGCGTATTTAACGTCTATCCAAGAACATTCTACTCATTCTGCTAGAGCGACCATAGATTGGGTGATGGAAAAGCTGGTACGTGTAGTCTGTGCCGGGGTTGCTGACGATGGGACGATTAAGGCAAAAGCTGTTAAAGATGCTTTACGTGCGTTGACTGAAATCAATAAAATCAAAGGTCATTATGTCCCTGAGAAGGAATTTAATCTTAACTTGGATATGGATGATATCCAAGAAGCAAGGGCACGTGAATTGACTATTAAATATACTCGAGAATATTAATTTAACTGTGAGTGTCATGACTAGAATTGATATACTCTAATTGTTATCAATCTTAGGATAACATTCACAGTTAATATGATGACTACTGCCAAAAATTATTTTTAGTTAAGTGTTATATTATTTTCTGTAGCCATACTGTTACTGTTTTCTGTTCTGCGCTCCACTTTCTGATCTTTGTCTTTAGGAGTAAAAAATGAAGCTCGAACCGTTTGGCTACTGCTGGATGGATGAACCAAGTCTTTTTCATAACTACTTAATAGATCATCTATTGGTGTATATTTTCCAGCGTCAATGAACATCTTAAAATCTGGATCGTTTTCACCTTTGAAGAGTACTCCAAACTCATCAAATAAACGCTTGTTTATTTTAGATTCAATTTCACTCCAGATCACTTCAACACCTTCAATTTTTAGAGATTCTATTAGAAACACGTAAGGAGAAGATCGCTCCTGAAGGTATTTATCGACTTCTTCACATACAACTACAGGTAGTTTATGTGAAGCAACTGATCGATTAATAAAAGTTAATTCAACGTCTGGATGAACTCCATTTACTTTTTCTAATAATTTATTAAAGGTACCAGCGGGACAAATGACTTTATCTATTTTATCTGAATTATCAAACCCGTCCTCCGATAGATTCCCGTCGCGCTGAGTTTCATATAATCCTTGGACGAACAGTTGCAAAGCATCTTCTAGAGTTGCTGTACATAGGTCAGAATCTATTAGCGCAAGATAAGTGAGTGCCAATAACTGTTGTATTGATATTTTAGAAGTTGGGTCTTCAAAAGAATAATCTACTTGCGTAACGCGATTAATACATCTTTTTGCAGCTAAATTAATTTGAGACTTGTCAGGTAATGAAGAAATATATTTTTGAATTTTAAGAATAATTGAATCTAATTTATCATCTGATATTGCTTTCCCATAACGTTCATAAAGTTTTCTTGCTGAGGCTGATGCAGAATAATTAATACTTGCTGTATGGGTACTTTGAGGGTGATTAATAGGCTCTCTTCTTTGCAGTCTAGAAATATATCGTATAATTATTTGCTCTGCGTTTGGACGTGTCGAATATTCAATAAGTTCATTAAAAACGTCTTGTGTAAATAAAAATTAGATAATTGATAAAGCAATTTACATATTTTTTCATTCTGAATAAAAATTCATATCTTGGATTAAATAACTTTTCAAAATTATCTTTGTTTAAAAGATTAGAATTATTAAGACATATAAGAATATGTATCATATTTTTATGAAAACTATTTTTGATCAAGTTTATGTTTTTTTGATTTGATATTCCATTATTTTTAAGTAACACAAGTGTTCGGGCCATTATCTTAGGATGAGGATGCTTTCTGATGAGATTGACGTATTGATTATCTAATAAATTGGCATCTTTGAGTAACAGAAGTGCTGAGGCCATGTCCTTAGGGTAATTGTGATTTCTGATGAGATGGATGTATTGATCATCTAATAAATTGGCCTCTTTGAGTAATAGAAGTGCTGAGGCCATGTACTTATGGGAATAGTGATTGCTGATGAGGGTGATGTATTGATCATTTAATAAATTGGCCTCTTTGAGTAACAGAAGTGCTGAGACCATGTCCTTAGGGTAATGGTGATTTCTGATGAGATGGATGTATTGATCATCTAATGAATTGGCATTTTTGAGTAATAGAAGTGCTGAGGCCATACGATCCTTAGCGTAAGGATGATTTCTGATGAGATGGATGTATTGATCATCTAATAAATTAGCCTCTTTGAGTAACAGAAGTGCTGAGGCCATGTCCTTAGGGTAATGGTGATTTCTGATGAGATGGATGTATTGATCATCTAATAAATTAGCATTTTTGAGTAACTAATAACTTGGCATCTTTGAGTAACAGAAGTGCTGAGGCCATACCACCTTTAGAGTAAGGATGATTGCTGATGAGATGGATGTATTGATCATCGCGTTCTTTGACCAATTTTATAATTTCTTCATTTAATATCTTATCGTTATTGAGTATTTTGAGTAAAAAGTGTATCGACGAACGATCATAATCTTCTGAGGCAAAAGGATTGGTTATATTGAATGAATGACAAATACTATTAGATAAATCCTTAATAAATTTTTCAAGTTTTCCTGTAGGGTGTTTGGAGTAATGACCAGATTTTTCTTTTATCCATTCTATATTTTCTTTGGTTAAAAGTTGGTTTTCATATAGAATATTGATTGTCTCTGCGATCTGATTAATATCAGGATACTCTAGAAACCATTTTATATTTTCTAGATCGAAGATATTTTTATCAATAAATCTATTAAATATTTGATTTATTAGATTAAAATCATTATGTTTTCTGATTAAGTCTTCAACTTCTTGAGTTAAAAAGTTATTTCTTTTAATTATTTCTAATATATCGTCAATATTACAATCAAAAATCATAGAATGTGGCATAATTTAATTTTATATATTAAGGTTAAAGAATATCAATTTTTGATATAATATATCAAAATATTATTAAGTAATTATTAATAGATTAAATTATGTAAAAACTTTATTAATGATTTGAATGATAGATAAAAGAGGTTTGACTTCTCTATTAAATCGATTTTTATCCATCCCTAAATAATTCGGTGTGTCACGCAAACGTATCCGTCTTGGCTGCATGTTCTCACTCCTTCTTCTTATAAGACTTTATTTTTTATATTACTAAACATATTCGCAACACGTGTTGCGAGAAATCTAGATAGACTGGATTGGTTTCTCTTTATAAGAAAAAAAATGGAGTAGATAACTATGGCGAAAAATACTTTTGAGAGATTGATTCCACGCTGTGGAACTGTAAAGAAGGCAGCAAATATTTTGAGAACGTCACATCTTAGATTTAGTCTCACTCCTGGAGAAAAACAAGCTGAAATCATTTGTATTCAATGAAAATAAAGCGCTCAAAGAAAAACTAAAAAGCTTTGAAGCTCCCGAAAACTATAGCTTACCTGAATCAATCTGTTTGCCTGAGCAAGAGATACAAGGACTGCAAAACATAGCCAAAACAGTAGGTTTAAATCAAGATCAATTTAACAAAACACTTATTGCGATGGCGGAACAGCAACAGCACTATCAAAATCAGCTAGAGGAAAGAAAAAAGATTCTCGGCGATAAGCTTGCTATTGTTGAAGATTATATAACTAAAACCTATCCCTCTTCTTTGCATACCTCTATTTTGAATACCCTTATTGGAGATGAAAGTGCCATGTCAAATGCCTTAAAACACCGTGATCAATTATTAAATAGCCAAGTCCCTGGTTTAAGTAGTCAACGGGCCAATTTATCCGATCCCTATGAAGGGAAAAATGAGTTACTTAAAGTGGCCAAAGAATATGAACGTGACCCTTCTGATAAAAATAGAAAACGCTATATTAACCTCGCCAATGAAGTTGCTAAGGCAAGGTTTAATTTATGTTAATGTTTGAAGCTAAATTCTACAGTTTTTTGAGCCTGTAACCCTAAACCTCCTAAAAAACAGAGCTTTTTAAAAAGTAACTATTTTGATAAAATTAACCTTCTTTAAATAGTTGTTTCAGGAGGCCTACTGGAAACAGGTTATTAGGGCTGCATTCGATAGAACGGCTGGAGATCAGGTTCTTGCAATAATGCTTTAACACGGGAATAATCCGCAGAAATAAAATCACCTACTGCATCTAATAAGACACTAATTTTTTCTTCTTGGTTAGCTGAAGAACCGACTGTATCTAGTTTGAAATCTGAGGGTAAAAAACTTCTTATAACGTTATTTTGATAATTAACATAAGGCTGATTTGAAATGGCCAATACACTGCCGGAATGCGGACGCTTTGCTAACCAAGCATTAATTGTATCACCAGTATTCGGTCTTTTCCCAGCTATCTTTGGCGTATTGACAGAAATTAATTCCATTTCTGCTAATTCAAGTGGCCATTTTAAACGACGTGCTTTAAAAGCAGCCTCCATCATATCAAGTTCTGTAGCTCCTTCTTTTAAAGTATTAGCAAAAGATTCTTTATCTTTTACTAACAGGCGCTCTCCTCCCAACAAAATTATCTGATTAAAACGAATTCCTTTTTCCCATAAAGAAGTTAAATAATCCAGCCGATTTTCAACCCGTTCTTGTAATGCACCCAAAAACAAAAAGTAAGTCATACTTTTTAAGTTTAGGTGATTTTTCAGAAAGAAAACCAAGTTTATCAAACAATGCTAAAAAATGGTCACGATCCGAAAGCATTTTGTCACTATCTACTAACTCCCACCGCTCAACCCCATCTTTTCGCATCCAAAACGTGCGTATTATTTCCATTAAGCCCTCTAGCGTAACCAAAGTGCTTTCTGGATTTTGTGGTAATTTTTCAGAACAATTTGTCATTTCTAGTAATTCTTCAAAAGCACTTATTTGCTCATCGGTTAAAGAAAACTTCTTTAAAACTGCAGTTAACATACTTAACTCCTATTTTTAGGTTGTTTTTTCAAAAAAACTCAAAACCCATTTCTAATGTTTTTATAGCCAGAAAAGAAACCCGCTCTCATAAAAAACACAATAATATATCTTGTGAAGAAGAAATAATTATTATATTTATTTTGATCTAATAAAAATTATTAATCCGAGGGGTTTCTAATCTACAGTAAAAGTTAGTTTAATTAAAGTTATTGCAGATACTACTTATAGGTCCTATTTATCTAAATTATACTTTATTAGATGAGCGCAACTCTTGTCGGTTAAATGGTAAGAAATTTGGTAACCTTGCGACAGATAGTCACAAGCAGGTTGTTTTAGATAGACAAATTGATCTAGACTGACGTTTGCGGTCATAGCTAACTCCTACGTAGTTGGTTGTGTTTGTCCCTAAGGTGTTCGAGACCTTGGGGGACGCTTACTGTTCTTCTTAACTCATACGAGCAATATAGCTCTAATTGCTCGTATAGTCAATACTTTAAATACACGTTATAATGCTCTTTTAGACTCTTGTGGACACCATTTATGAACAAGCAGGCTTTTAAAGGTAATGATGCTGAAGATAAAATTGTTAGACTATGTTTTGATACACCAGTATCTCTTAGAAAAGCTTTGAAGTTAAAAGCAGCTCACGATGATAAGGAAATGAAAGAAGCTCTACATGAGTTAATACAAGGATATGTAGATGGAAAATTTAAGCTTAAATAATATCGTTCTTTTCCAGTTATAATTATCCTAATAATGAAGGACATTTTTTATTTGCAATCTTAACTAAACTTCACTTTCCCCAGACTAATAACAAGGAAAACAAAGTGACTATTACTATTCATCAACCTCATGACAAATTTTTCAAACGAAACCTAAAAGAAAAAAAGTAGCTATAGATTTTCTAAAAGCACACTTAGAAAAAGAGATTTATAAAGCCTTAAATATCAATACTCTCCAGCTAACTGAGAAAAGCTTTATTGTTCCTGAACTTCGTGAAATTCATAGTGACATCATTTATAAATGCCAAATCAATCAAAAACCAGGCTATCTATTTTTCTTAGTGGAGCATGAATCAACGGCTAAAGATGAATTAATGGCCTTTCGCTTGCTGCACTACTGCTGCACTACATTGTTTCCCTTAGTTATGAACATCTCCAACAAGGCAATAAAAAATTGCCTATTATTTTGCCGCTTTGTATTTATCATGGAGAAATATCACCCTATCCCCATTCGACTGACATTTACAATAACTTTGAGGACCCGGAATTTGCCCGTACGGTAGCTTTTAAACCCTTTAAGCTTATAGACCTTACAGTCCTTTTAGATAAGGATATTGCCCGTCATGGCTTAGCAGCTTTAATGGAAATGCTGTTTAAACACCATCGAGCTAAGAACTTCATGTCGATTATGAGAAAAATGCTGCAAAACCAGCTTGTTCAAACTGTAGTTAAACAGCTTAATATTTCCTATCTTACGGATATGTTAAACTATATAGTAAATACTACTCAGGATGAGAACGAGCCACAGGCCGCTCAACATCTGATTAAAGAATTAATACAGGCTTTCCCAGAAGAGCCAGCTAGGAGAACGATTATGACTTTTGCCCAACAGCTAAAAGAAGAGTACAAGCAAGAATTTATGGGGACTTTTTCAGAACAATTAAAACAGCAGGGTCGACATGAAGAAGCTCTAGAAATTGCTAAAAATATGCTAGCTAAAAGACTTGACCATGAATTTATTAAAGAAATGACTGGCTTATCTGACCAAGATTTAGTTAATCTAGAAAACTAATATATACGCCTTTTTGAAGAATATATAATAAATATATTTTGAAAAACTTTAATAATTGGCTAGATCGACGACAATAGACCTAAAGGAACACCAAAAGTATCTTATTAGTTGTTAGTTTTTATACCAAATAAAGTATTTAGTTGAATGAGTTAGAAATGATCAGCCATTGATTAACGATAGCTCTTATATTTAAAATAGCCCTTGTTATCCTAAATATAATTTACTTTTTTTTAAAAATTAATTCCTCGCTCTTTGGTGAGTAATATTTATTTATGATTTTTTCATAATAATAGGGCTTAATTAAAACTGCATCTGCCCCTAAGCTAAGATAGTGTTGAATGTCTTCTTCTCTTAATTTGTATTCAAAGTCAGATCGATTTATTCTTTGAGCAACCATGATCAAAGCTCCAGGTTTGATTGTGGCCAGAAAGTGGTAGGGTATTCTAGCACTCTATGAAAGCTATCCAAAAGCTAACCGGCCTACCTGAAAATGAAGTAATGGATTTGGTCAAAAAAACACTAAATTATTCAAAATGACAAAGAGGGTTTCACATGTGTAACTCTCTTTGTTTTCAACTAAACATCAAGTTCAATAAGAAATAGATTCGAATTATCTGAAATTTAAGAGAGCATTCATTAAACTGTGTCAGGCATAAATTAGCGTAGCTGTAACTTTAATTGGCCATCAAAAAATATTTGTAGCTGAGAGGCGATTAAAGAGCAATTATGAATAGGTTGATACCATTATTTTTATAGTATTTTTTGACCGGCACAGTAAATTAATTTAAGTAAGGCGTTTTCACTCGTAAAAGCACCTTAAAAATTTACTTCTTTTACTGGATAAAGTAATTGCTTACTTTTCATATTCTTATGAGCCAACCTTTAGAGTTATTGTTCGTTAAAATATCTAACTAATATGCAAGATTCTATTACATTTGATAGTTGGCAGGGATACTGACTGTTGCAGATAATTTACTACTTTCTTGACCATCTTGCTTAAAAAATGAGCATTTTGGAGCAACAAAGAGAGACTGACTTTTGTCATCATTCGTAGCTTTATCAATATTAGTATTAAACAACATCTGGCCGTAATTTAATCTGTATGTATTAGCAAATACTCGAGCATATTCTTTAAAGGCTTCTCTTAATTCCTTAGATTTACTTAGTTCTTTTGGCTCATAAATTTTCTTAAAAAAGCTTAAAAGTTTATCATCCGCTTTTAATCCGTTTTGCATAAGAAACATAACAATATTGCATGCGGTTTTTAGTTTGTCTCCTTGCACTTTTGAATTACGCTCTAGTAAATGATATACAATACTTTCTTTTTCTTGTAGATCATTAATCCATTCTAATTTTTCATTAACATCCCATCCTTTTTTTACCAATTTTTTTAATAACAGGAGTGCATTATCTAATCTATGAAAAAGTACATTTGTACTTAAATTATCTAATTCAAAAGGATAAACTGGTTGAGATCCTGCCATGAAGACTAGTGGTATATTTTGTTTTGCAGCATTTTTTGTCTTTTCACCCCAGCTGCCTCCTCTCATGTAGATTATATCTTGTAATGGATTAGCCAATTCGATTTTAACTGATTCTGGTAAATCAGAAAATTGTCTATATTTTTTCATTAATTGGTCGTTGATTTCTTCACTTTTCGTAAAGTATTGGATCAATTTTTCAACATAAATAGAATAGACTGCATCGTTAGGTTTTTCATAAAAATAATCTAAATTTTTAGCGATAATTTCGTTTAATATTTCATTAAATACTTTATTTTTTCTATGAAAAACTAATGAAAAACCATTTTCTATATAGCAATTTATAATACCAGCATAATCTCTCTCAAATTCTAGCTTCTCATCAATTAAAGGAAAAATACTTAAAGAGGGGGTGTCTAATATTATGTTCTCTGGAATGATACAATCCATATCCGCTAACAAACCTTGATTTAGTTTAAGTTTTTCCAAATTTGCCCCTATCATTACTTTAACCAAATCAATTGGGTTAGCTAATGATTTACAATTTTCTAATAAATTAGAAACAAGTTGTACGAGCTCAGGTTGATTAGAAAATAATGCTTCTAATTTATATATATAAATGTTTTTCAAGTTGGCAGACAATAAGTTTGTTTGCAGCCCTTGAATGTTTTTATCAAGTTGATCTAAATTAGATGATTGATAAATAATAATATGGATGTTTCTCCCAGAAACAGCATGAGAAATAATGTTTTGTAAAAAAGGAAAGTCTTTTGTGTTATAGATAAACTCTGTTTTATTTACCCAAATATATATAATATCTTTATCCGCGCGCATGGTGCCCATATCATTTATTAGTATTTTGAATATCGTAGGGCGAAGATAACACAGAAATATTAAATAATTCTTAAATATACCACTAAAATTCAGCTGAAATAGAACAATTGAATACAAAGTAAACTAATTATTATCCGAGAAACAGAATCGGAAAGCTACATTTATACTCTCATTGAGCATGAAACCATTCCCAATAAGCTCACGCCATTTAAACTGTTGTGATATAAAATAGCCATCATGAAGCAGGATTTAGACCAAGGAACAAAACCTTACCCATAGTTATTTTTATAGAGGCAAAAAAAGTCCTTATCCTTACAATACAAAAATATCCTGGCTTGCTTTAAAAATAAAGAGCTAGCTCAAGAAACATTCTTAAAACCATATCCACTCATTGATATTACCGTGATTCCTGATGAAGAATTACGTACCCACAGGGGAATGGTCATATTAGAGCTAACTCAAAAGAATATCTATAATAGGGATGCATTAGAATTTATACAAGATATAGCTTTACAGGTGGCTAAGCAATTCATAATATATGAACAATTTAAAAGTTTGCTATATTATATTAGTCAAGAGAGCGAATCTAAGAATTTTAAAAAATTTTATTCAAACTTAGCAGAAGCGCTACCTAACTTCAGAGAGGATATTGTGACTTTGGCATATCAGCTAAAACAAGAAGGTCTCCAGCAAGGCCTAGAGCCTAGGCCGTCAAGAGGTTTTAGCGTTTGTAAGAAATTTATTAAAACGGAATGTTCCCTTGGTAACTATTAAATCAGCAAGTGGTATTTCTGAACAAGAATTACTTGAGCTCGAAGAATCTTGAGGCCATGAATACAGCACCACAACAACTGAAACAACAAGGTCGCCAAGAGGAGCGGTATGAAATGGCTAAAAATCTTCTAGCGGAAGGTGTATCTTTAGAGCTAGTAAAAAAAGTTACTAAATTGCCTGATCTAGTTTTAACTGAACTTGAAGATGCTAATTCTTTATAAAAGAGAAAAGTATTTTCTTCTATGACTTATCTTCAATTCTTTTTTTAAACCAATAAAATTTTGGGCGCGACTTTTACGCGACATTCATTGTTTGGGTTCATTCTAAGCAACGTCAAGTGCGGTTCTTGTTTCATATCGAACACTTTATTTGCTGCTTGGATCAAAAGTTAACCAATTCAACTTGTGAATAGTGGGTTGTGATGCGTCCACTTTTATGGCATAACAAATCCTGCCGATCCTCAAAGCCTACACCCGCCGAACGTAACCGCCTCCCAAATGTGTGCTTTAAATCATGTACTCGTACTTGAGACAATCCTGCTCTTTTGCGTGCTTTGACCCAAGCAGAATTTAACATCCGAGTGAGACAATTTCCTTGATACGTAAACACGTAGATAGGGTGCAATCCCCTCACTTCTTGGACTACTTGGGCAGCTATGTGATTTAACACCACGAGCCGGTCTTGTCCATTTTTCACTTTCTCTCCAGGAATAATAAAAACACTGGTATTTAACTCCGGTATTTTTATTTCCTAATCCCCTTGGCGTCGACAAATTTCTTTATCCCGACAATCCGTATTAACCGCAAAAAGTGCCATTCTTCGCAAATGAAGAGGCAACTCAGCAAATTAATTGGAAAAGGTTTATGTTTGTCCGTTTCAGGCAAAAGCTTAATTTTAGGTCCTGTCGCAAGCCATGTCATACCCTTCTTATCTAGCCATTCACTCGCTGCACGATTTAAAATGCGGTGTAATATTTCCAATTCCTGGTTAATAGTTTTCTTTTTTACTTTATCTTTCTTCCGCGAATCAATATACATTTGTAATGTGCCTATATGGGCATTATCTAAAGGCAAATCCCCTATAAAATTATCTATAACAGATTATTTTAGAAAAAACTATCCCTTTACTTTACGTCACCCCGTGCTAACTACACTTTTAGGAGACGAAAACGCGATGAATGACGCTTTAAAACATTGAAACCAGTTACTCAATGCACAAGTGCCCGGTCTCAATAACCAACGAGCCAGTTTCTCTGACCCCGAAGAGGCCAAAGAAGCATTAGCTAAAATCTCAGATGAATATCACCAAAATCCGACTGAGAAAAATCGACAGCGGTATATTAAGTTTGCGAATGAAGTGGCGGAAGCGAGGGTTAAAAAGTAACGTAAAAAATAGTTTCTACTTTAATAAAACCTTAATTTTATTCATTTAAGATATCGATTTTAAAATGGGTATCTTATGAATAACTATAATAATTATAATGGGGTAAAGATAAAACCTGGTTCTCAACACACCTTTACCGAAACGACACCTTTGGTTTTTCAATGGCTTCCCAGAAATCGTGGGGATATGATACCCGAAGAAAAGCTGAATAGAATATTTACCTGGGCAAAGCTCGAAGATACCAGATTAATCTACCCTTGTAATTAATGGAAGTGGGTTTAAGTCTACGCAACGCGAAGAATTAGACAAAAAAATATCTGACAAAAAATTTAATCCTAACCAAAATATCCAAATTATAGATTTTAATGAATTAAATCTATCTGATTATGATTTTTCTTTTGATTCACGACTAGATTGGAAAACTCCATTAAATAAATATACTTTTTCTAATTATTTTAGAACGTTATATTCAATCCCTATTGAAGAAAGAGTATCTTTTGCGGTAGAAATAGATAGCATGCGTAATGCTTTCTTATTAGCTTTATTAAGCTTAAACGAGGCTTTAATTTATCTTGATCTTGACGTCTTTCCTAAAAATGGAAGAAAACTGGGGAAAGTCAGTGCGGAACAAGGTTTTTTACTTGGAGAAAATGATAAAAAATCTTATGATTACTCCGGTATAGTACCGTTTGAAAATGCTATTATGGCGGTTAGTCAAGCAGGAATAAATAAATTACTAGAAATTCATACGCTTTCAAAAGACCGGTTTGAAGGCTCCTACCCTTTGCTTAAAAAGGCACCACATTATATTTATACAATAATATGCGATGTAATCACAAACACACCATTACAAAGCAAAGAAGGTGGCCGTTCTCAGTTTTTCAGATTATCGTTCGAAGATAGAATGAAACTAAATGAACAACTTCAAATTAAAACATTTGGCTTTCAAACTAATGGTGGAAATGTTGATATACAATATGAACATAGCTGGCATGAAATTAAACCTGAAGTTACAAATGACCAAGTAGAAAAAACAAGCACTAGTGTATACAAACTAGGATAGCTATAAGTTTTTTTATAAATAAAAAATACTAAGTAAAGTACTTGTCTTTTTTAGTACCCATAATAAACTGGAGCTATCAATCTAAAAAGCCCGTAAGGCTACCTTTTTAGAGAGGTCGAGTACATTATCAGCCCTGAGTTCTGTTAGGCAACCTGATAGATAAAATTATTGAATTAATTTATTTATCAGGTTTCTTTATGTCCGAAATTAGTTATGAAGCCGCGTGTCAGATGTTTAACACCGAAGTTACGCAGCAATACCAAAATTTATCTAAACTCAAAGATACCATCGAAGAACGCCATGGTTTACGTGGTACACATTTAAATGTGCCAGTGTCTGATTTACTCGAAATGAGTCAAAGTGGTTTTGCACCGACCGATATTCGTGTTACCCCACTTAACGAAACCAATGTGCAAGTACCGACCTATAATTACCATCTTAAAACTGTGATCGGCGGTAGTGAAAAAACACTGTATAACTTTGACAAGATCCTTGATCACTCTAAAACCCATGCTAAAGCTGCCGCGCGATTGAACGATTTCATTAAGATCAATGCGATCTTCAGTGATCCTGACTTTATTGCTGGAAAAATCTATACCGTACCGGTGAATGTAGGTATTAACACCGGATTGAATGAAGAGAAATAAAAGTCAGGGTATGGATGTGCATAATCTAGAAGTATCGAGCTGGACACCAGCGCTGTTAAAACCCTTATTGTATAACGATCAGCAAGTGCCTGGTCTCAATTAACCAACGGGCTAGCTTTTCTGCCCCGGAAGATGCCAAAGAAGCCTTAGCTAAAATCTCAAACGAGTATCACCAAAATTCAACGGAGAAAAATCGGAAATGGTATATTAACTTCGCTAATGAAGTGGCTGAGGCGAGGAAAAAATAATTTTTTGCTTTATTTAAAAGCAAAATTTTTAACTCCTTCAACAAAAGAGGGATCGATTTCTATTTCAACTTCCTCAGCAGGGATTAGCTTGTTAGGTTTATTATTATATTTCATAAATAATCTCATAGTAGCCTAAATTTTTATTAAGTATATTAATCAACGCTTAAGGTATTATTAACTTGTAAAACTAAGGTATGATATTGGTTCCACTATAAGTAATCAGAAATGATGCTAATGAATACTCCAAAAAAGAAAGATAAAGAACCAAATTACTTTAAACTCAATCAAAATGAAACCAACGTAATTACAAAAGCACCTAACAAAACAGTCTCAAAAGATGAGATTGAAGTACTTTCAAGCGAAATAGTAGATTTACCTCTTGTTGAAAATAAATACCCAAATTGTTTGGCTAGATTCAGTAATTGGATGTGTTTTTGGAATAACCCAGAAGAAAAACCTATAGACCCTTCAGCAGTTTACCAACCCACTACGATAGTAAAACAGCCTAGATAAAGTACCTGTAAGTTCTATAGGCAGGAACTATAATAAACCTATCCATCTAAAAAGCCCATTCGGTCACCTTTTTAGAGAGGTCGAACGCATTATCAGCCCTACGTTCTGTTAGGTAACCTGATAAATGAAATTAATGAATTAATTTTTATTTATCAGGTTATTTATGTCCGAAATCAGTTACGAAGCCGCGTGTCAGCTATTTAATACGGAAGTCACGCAACAATATCAAAATTTATCTAAACTCAAAGCTACGATCGAAGCACGCCATGGTTTACGCGGTACACATTTAAATGTGCCGGTGTCTGATTTACTCGAAATGAGTCACAGTGGTTTTGCACCGACCGATATTCGTGTTACCCCGCTGAACGAAACCAATGTGCAAGTACCAACCTATAATTACCATCTTAAAACCGTGATGGGTGGTGGTGAAAAAACGCTGTATCACTTTGATAACATTCTCGATCACTCTAAAACCCATGCCAAATCCGCTGCGCGCGTGAACGATTTCATTAAGATCAATGCTATACGTTCAGCAGCTTCTTGCAATTGCTGGCTATACGTAAATAGAAGAGAGAAAAAAGCTTCTCAGCGATCGTGTTTGCCAGACTTATACTTAATGATCATGACATCGAAGTCTTTAATTTTTTTTCGGATATACAGATCATTGACCTAATCGCTTAGGGAATAACCTTTTCTTTATCTTTTGTGTTGGCTAAAAATAAAGCGGTTGCTGTACCAGAAGACTTTCAGTTACAGGTGTTAAGATAATAAAATGAGAGATGTTGGGTTTACTTGGCATAGGGTTCTCTTAAAAGAGTTCTTTGCCAATTTTTAATTGACGGTGATCAAGGCCGTACCATGGGATTGAATGATTTTGACACCCGTTGTTCGGGTGATTAACAATTCCAGCGGTTATTGGTTATGAAGGGCAAGTAATGCTGGTGTAATATGCGGTTACAGCCATTGTACCCAGGCATCCTAGTGTATGGTGGAATATTTTTAATGCCATTTTCACCTAAAAAACGAAAACCAATATCCAAATAGACCTGGACTTTATGATTCATTAACGGTTTAACCTCATTGTAGAAAAAATTAGAAATCTGTTGGTCATTATACAATGAAAGTTTTAACAATGGGCAGTGTTCAAGTCCATACTTCAAGATTATGCACATCCATGTCTTGGTTTTCGAGAGAAGCAATCGCTAAGGCGTACTTTTCTTCATTGAGCCCGGGATAATCGGTACTGTTTAGACTTTTCCCGCAATAAAATTAAGATATTCATTATTAATTGTTTTTTCTATTAAAATTCGCCACCCCCAACTGGGGGTCGAGAGTTTGAGTTTCTCTGGGCGTGTCAAATTAAAATTATTTTTCAATAACTTAGCTAAGTTGGCTACAATTTTTTCTTCATCAGCCCCAAGTTTATTCTATATAAAAACCTACCTGATACCCTTTCTCCATGAGCCAATGCCGATCTTAAGGCTTATTTAATATTTGTTAAATATAATTCATTAATTATATTTTTTTTTGATAAAAAAAGAGTGAATTAATTGAATATTGTAGTCTATTGTAATATATGGCAGGATGGGTTAGGCGATTTTGGCCATTTTAAAGATGTAGTCAATCGATTGTTAGAAAGCTACGGTTCTTCAATCAAACTCTTTGGTGTAGTGATTTATGATTCGAGTGTACATAATTGTGAACTCTTAAAACAAGATCTACAGGGATATAATTCCTTGCCTCATTTTAGTTGGAGACTCTTAGATAACCCAACTAAAGAAAAAGAAGACGCTCGTTTAATATCTTTTAAAGATATAGACGATTGCCTACTTTCTTTTAAAGATATAATGGGAATTATTGTTGTATCCACTCCTTTTTATGTTACTGATAATCAATTTATCAACTCATTGCCAATTTTACATTTTCCGGAGCATGAAGCCGCATCATTTTTTAAAGATTATCGAGAAATAAGCTCTATAGATTTTAATAAATTAATCTTTAGTATGGGGTTACACGAGGCCAGTCACGGTTTTCTTTTGAAGTCTCCTCGTTCCGTTTCGTCTGAAGCATTATTAGCTTCACTGGAAGACATTAAGTATCATAATTTTTTGTTAGCAACAAACTCAAGAGAAAAATATTCACAATTTCTTCAAGAAACTTTGATCGTTCCCATATATAATAACATCTATTCTAGTTAGTGAGCTGGCTGATAAGTATCAAAATATTATTTTTCATACTAACCTTGAACTCTCTGAAAAAAAAGCATTGATTGCGCTACTTAAAAATTATTGTTCCGAGCTTCAGTTCCTTGACAACGAGGGTACGGTTACTGAAGATAAATTTTCAACTCATGCGAAGTATAAAAAGATAAAAGTAGCTTTAAATTATCCGTTACCTTCCAGTGACTATGAAAGCTTATTTTGGATCGCACAGGAAGTAGCTGTGGGTCGAGGGGATAAAACACTGGAGTTAATGGTGTCAAATCCCAATATCATTCCTATTGTTGAGGTTCAATATTCGAAGGTTCTAACGTTTGAGGCCTTCAATCGTTATATCGTACCCAATATATTTGAAGGGAAGGAGACAATAGAGAGCATAAGATCATATATATCCTGGCTACTACGTGCTTCTCCTAGTTATAAAAGATACCCCTTTAGTGTAAAGTTTGAGCCTAACATCGACCCCAAAAACCTGGAAGCGTTTTTAACGCACTCCATGAAGTTCACATGGAAAAACATTAAGACTTATTTAGCTAAGTATTTAGATTTTAATATAAAATTAGATTTCTATTTATTACTTTTCTTTAAGAAAATAGTCATAGTTGAAAATAACCCAAACCAAATTTTTGACCAAGACGTTTTTTATTCTCAATTAAAGGAGGAGAAGTTTTCTTTTTATCAGTTTGCTTATAAGCTTTTATACGTGCCCGAAGACAAACGAAAGCCAATTATAGAAAAAGCGTATCATAAACTGAGCAATAGTTATCAATTAGCGGTGCTGCTTATTCTTTTACCCGAAAAAGAACGTTATGATTTTTTAATGAATTTAAAATTTCCAGAATGTGATAGTAAACTAATAGAAATTTTTATGTATTCCTTCCGAGCGATAAACGCTTGGAATTTTATTGTAAATATAAAAGTCAAATTATCGACGTGATAAAGGATAACTTGTATGTAATAAAGTCTATAGCTAAGCTTTTTTCAGAAGAAGTGCAATGGAGTTTTATAAATGACTTATCTGACAAACTAATCGATAAGTTAGAACAAAAAAATTATTTTGAATTTAGAAATATATTGTACTGTATTCCTCACACATTGCGACTTAAATTTATTTTGACCTTTATCTATAAAAGTGACCAACAATTAGAAGCATTGAACGATGAAGATATTATAGAGATATTATCCGATTTGAATACTGAAGATCGTATCACTTTTTTTAATAAGTTTAGTTGCAAAAAAGTATTGAGTTTATGTAAGTATAATATCAAATATTTAATGAATTACTTACCTAGCGTAGTAGATCTTCTTAGTCAATATATGATTAACTCAAATGTAAAGATTTCTGAACAATTCACCTATTTTGACTCTTTTGAAACATTCTTAAGTTTAATTGAAGATAACTCCTATCGTGATCGCTTTATAAATTTCTTATTAAAGGAAAAAACGTTTATAGAGTTAATTAAAAGTGACTATAGTTTAACTAAACTATTTGAATTTTTTTCAGGTTACAATGCTTTGCCACAATTAGTGGCGCTCTTAAAAGAAAAAGAAATTATAGAAGTGCTTAAAACTTCTGTTGGCGAAAAAAGGCTTTTTAATACCTTAATAGATTGCTTACCTGAAGTCTATTATCAGGCGTCTATTGATTTATTTGGTGGATTAGAGAAGATACTTAAAAAAGAAATAATAAATCCTCGAATTTTGAGTAAACTATCCTCTGTGGGTGTTATTAATTTAGTTGAGTTATTAGATAAGAGTGAACTACATGAAACTCTAGCCAAAATTATTATTGGCAGTAACGATCTTCCTTTAACTCACTTTTCTAAAAATCACCCAGACGATTTTATTAATTTTTAATCACTAAACTGTCTCCAGAGTTATCTAAGGTTCAATTCTCTGATTATAGCTTTAGGGTAGTTTTTAATGATTTACATCCAAATTGCCATAAATCTTTGATTAGCGCCGTAGGCGCTAAAAAAATAGTCGTGGATATTGGTGAACAACTATATCACATTCGGCAATATGAACACGTATATAATGCTTACTCCCTTGCTTTAAAACTACAGCGAGAAACAATTCACGTTAGCGCTATCATGAAAAAATTTTGGTTTTTTTTAAATTCATTAAAACCGAAAAACGATCTTCATTTGAAATCAACCTGCTCGCCTAAACGATGAGATAAAATTCATGCGACGTCAAAGAAGAGTTCTTCATAGTCGGTGTTGAGGAGGGGAGCAGACAATAGAATTATGATTAAAATATATTGAAATCATTGAAACAAAGCGAAAAAAGTCTAAGGTAGAATCTACATATTAATATAATTAGAATAAGTTAACTTCAATTAAATTTTCCTAAAATTATCTGTATGTGGGGCTGTGGGGCTTTGATCTTCATCCTAGTAAAAGGCCTCCTTAACAGGGTTAAATGATATTTTTGATTGATGTTACGTACCTTATTCCCTGCTTCAGTTAAATTCATTAGTTCAGTATTAGAATAATGCGTCGTTTTCTCTAAATCCTGATTCAAACACACCCTCAAAAGGAAAGGGAACAAAATTATTGGCCTAAGCAACGGATACACCATCCAAATTCTATGCCGGTAAATATATAAACTCGTGTAAGCGTTAGAAAAAGTCTATAAAAAGAGATCAACGTTATTTAATAAAAATAAAATTTTACAAGAAAAACTAACAATCTTTTTCGGGCCAGAAAATGATCAAGTACCTAAATCTATTTCATTATCCGAGCGCAAAGATAAGGTTGAGTTACTACTGCCAAACCGGTCAGTTTACAAAGACAGTTTTCTAAAATTCAAGCGCAGCAATAGAACGACTAAATAGAAGAAAACTTTATACTAGTATCATTATTAATGAAATTACAAAACGAAGGTCAAAAAAATAAAAAATTAACTTCTATATTTTATACATCTATATTGATTTGACGGTTTAACTTCATTTAGATTCCGTATATCTTCATCCTCTTTTATATAATAAGTTCTAGCATTTTTAATTAATTCCTTGATATTATTTTCTGAGTCTAGATAGAGTACTTTGAGTGTTTCTTTTCCTAATAGGTTAACTTTTGCGTCGTAAGCTAAAAGTAATTTAATGATTTTGATGTTTTTTTGCTCGATAGCGATCTCTAATGGCGTAATTCTATTTTTACTCATCCCATTAACATCAAATCCATACATTAAAAGTAATGCTATAATTTTTATATTTTCTAAACGGGTCGCCATATTTAATAATGTTGTTTCAGCACTTTTTGTTACGCCAATCGCTCCTCGTTTTAAAAGCCATTTTATAGTGCTTATCTGCTCATAAAGAACCGCTGCATGGAATGCGTTGACCCATTTATCATTCGTCTCAATTCTCGTTTCCATAAAATCTTTAATTTCATTTAAATTCCCTTTTTTAATGATCTGCGTTAATAGTTCATTTGTATTTTTTTGAGAGTTCGAAAAGAAAGATTGATGAGTACTAAAAGTTTTTTCTTTTGAATAAATTTTATACACTTCAAGTAGTTTTCTTATTTTAAAGAAGTGATTTTTTTGCACAATTTCAAGAAACTTATCACCTGTTTGATTAGGTAAAATTAAATTTTTTGCTAAAAATTCTTTTGTTTTAGGAATAATATAGTTTTCAAATTTAGTTTTGCACAGTAAAGTATCCTTACTATTAAGAGAGGAATCTTGCTTTAGATCTTCTAATTCCTCGCATAGTTTTTTTAAATTTTCATCCTTCCCTAGTCTTAGAGTAGAGGCTAAAAATCTTAGATCATAAAAACTTTCAGTGCGATATTTTTTTTTAAACATGATTATTAACAAATTTGAAATTTATTTTTTATTATTTTTAATAGTTTAATTAATTTTTCTAATTCTAGATTAGCATAATTATAACATAAGAAATACTTTTTGATTTTTTAGTAGAAAATAGAATAAGGCGATCAATTTAAAAATTCCGTTTGGTTACCTTTTTAGATTAACTGATCGTATTATTAGCTCTAAAATATAGGTAACCTGATAAATAATAGCTAAATTGATGTAACTGTTATTTATCAGATTTTATTATTTTTGAAGTGAATCGTTCAGCGGCCGTCTGTCAATTATTTGATACTGAAGTGACTTTACAATACCAAAATGCGGCTAACGTATCACAGATACGATCGAAGCTCAGCACAATCTACTGGGTCGGCACTGAATATCTTCGTGTGTCGGATAATGACTGTCACCATTAATAATTTTTTTTCAATGACTTACCATGTAAGTACTTAGCCACGAATGGAGTGACCATAAGTTTGAATTTCTCTGGCGTCCCAGTTAAATCAGATGCAAGGGTTTACTTCAGATCATGCGCTCTCATATGAGGTGATTTCTGTACGTACTTGTACTTTATTCCAAGTTAAATTAGGAATTCGTGTGATTGGGAAGGCCTAGGTTTAGGTTTTCCGAGAGTAATTTAATTTTAGGTGCTGCTGCAAGCTATATCATCTCACGCTCATTCACCTATTAATTACTGCATGGTTTAAAATTTTAGAACTTCCTTCTAATTTTGGATGGATCGTTTTCTTTATTAACACCATTCGCTTCACGATTAGCAGTGAGATTTGTAAAATACTTATGTTTATAGATTTTAATGGTAAATACCCAGTAAGTTTACCTAAGTGTTTAATCTATTTCTTTAACACTCAATTTATCTTTATTTACCAGCCAATACTTTGTTGTTTTATATTTATAAAGTTTTCTTATCTTATTTCCTCGATATGTTTTGCAAAGTAAATTTTATCTTTTTCAAAAGAGTTAATATTTATTTAATTTATTTATTATATAATTAATTAATATTAATAATATAGTATTATTAGTTTTTTATATAAAAATAATAAAGAAACGATATGTTGGATTCCAAAAAAAATAAGATCAATATGTGTGATTTATGGGAAGAAACGGACCTCCATCGAGCCGCTGAAAAAGGCGATACTAAAATAGTCGAGCGACGTTTAAAAAACGGAGCGGAGGTTAATTCGCGTAATCAGTGGGGAGAAACCCCTCTTCATCTAGCCGCTACAGAGGGCTGCACAAAAATAGTCGAACTGCTTTTAAAAAAGCAGGCTGAAGTTGATTTTCGTTGTCATCACAATAAGGACACCGCCCTCCATCGAGCGGCTGCAAATGGCCACACGGAGACGGTTAAGCTTCTTTTAGAACACGGAGCGGAGGTTAATTCGCGTAATCAGTGGGAAGAAACCCCTCTCCATCGAGCCGCTTCCTGGGATCATACTGAAACGGTCCAGCTTCTTTTAAAAAACAGAGCTGAAGTTAATTTATGTAATCAAAACAAGAGATCCGCCCTGCATCAAGCGGCTGCATTGGGTTACACGGAGACGGTTAAGCTTCTTTTAGAACACGGAGCGGAGGTTAATTCGTGTAATAAATTGCGAGAAACGGCCCTCCATCAAGCGGCTACAGCGGGTCACACGGAGACGGTTAAGCTTCTGTTAGAACACGGAGCGGACGTTAATTTAGTTGACGAGAATCACAATACAGCCCTGAATTTAGCAGTTACATGGGGTTACACGGAAACGGTCGAGCGACTTTTAGAACACGGAGCAGAGGTTAATTTTCGTAATCAGTGTGGAGAAACCGCTCTCCATGCAGCGGCAGTAATGGACCACACGGAGACGGTTAAGCTTCTTTTAGAACACGGAGCGGAAGTTAATTTAGTTAACGAGGATAACAATACGGCCCTCGATTTAGCCGCTCAATTCAATCATTTTGATGTAGCAAAAGAATTGATTGACGCTCATTTATTGAAAAATCTACAAACAGCAATACCCAGCGGTTAATTTCTTCTGAAAATTGGTTCCAATAAGATAATAAATCCCGATGAGTTTGAATCGAGTTGGGTATTGCTGTTTGTGGATTTTTCAATAAATGAGCGTTAATTAATTCTTTTGCTACCTCAAAATGGTTGCGTTGAACAGCTAAGTCCAGGGCCGTTTCTCGCCATTTATTACACGAATTAACTCCCGCGCCGTGTTCTAAAAGAAGCTGGACTATCTTTGTGTGACCCGCTGTAGCCGCTTTATGGAGGGCGGTTTCTTTCATCTGGTTACGAAAATTAACTTTAGCCCCTTTTTCTAAAAGCCGCTGGACTGTCTCAGTGTGGCCCTCTGCTGCTGCTTGATGGAGGGCGGTTTTTTTCATCTGGTTACGAAAATTAACTTCTGCTCCGTGTTCTAAAAGCCACTGGACGGTCTTCGTGTGGCCCCATGTAGCCATAAAATACAGGGCCGTATTGTTATCCTGGTCAACTAAATTAACCTCCGCGCCATTTTTTAAAAGAAACAAGACCGCCCCAGTGTGGCCCTCTTCCGCGGCTCGATGGAGGGCGGTTTGCCCCCACAGATTACAAACATTAACCTTCGTTTTGTTTTCTAAAAGCCGCTGGACTATTTCAGTGTGACCCAATCCCGCCGCTGCATGGAGGGCGGTTTCTCCCCACTGATTACGAAAATTAACCTCTGCCCCGTGTTCTAAAAGTCGCTCGACTGTTTCCGTGTAACCCCATGTAACTGCTAAATACAGGGCCGTATTGTGATTCTCGTCAACTAAATTAACGTCCGCTCCGTGTTTTAAAAGCCGCTGCACTATCTTAGTAGTGCCCGATGCAGCGGCTCGATGGAGGACGGTTTCTCGATTCGGGTAAAAAAAATTAACCTCTGCTCCGTGTTCTAAAAGCCGCTGGACCGCCTTCGTATGATTCCATACCGTCGCTAAATACAGTGGGGTATACCCACGCTGGTTATACAAATTAACCTCCGCTCCATTTTTTAAAAGCCGCTCGATCGTCTTTGTGTGACCATTGGCAGCCGCTTGATGCAGAGACGTTTCTCCTTTCCAATTACACAAATTAACCCCCGCTTTGTTTTCTAAAAGCAGCTGGATCGTCTCCGTATGATTCCATGCAGTTTGATTGTGAGCGGATGCAGCGGCTCGATGGAGGGCGGTTTCTCCATTCTGATCACGCAAATTAACTTTAGCCCCCTTTTCTAAAAGCCGCTGAACCGTCTCCGTGTAGCCCTCTTCAGCGGCTCGATGGAGAGCGGTTTCTCCATTCTGATCACGCAAATTAACTTTAGCCCCCTTTTCTAAAAGCCGCTCCACGATATCCGTGTAATCCCATTTAGCTACTTGATGGAGCACGGTTTCTCCCCACTGATTACGAAAATTAACTGCCGCTCCGTTTTTTAAAAGCCGCTCGACCGTCTCCGTGTGGCCATGTATAGCCGCGTTATAGAGGGCAGTTTCTCGCTTCAGGTTAAAAACATTAACTTTAGCTCCATTTTTTAAAAGCAGCTGGACGGTTTTAGTATGGCCCGATGTAGCAGCTAGATGGAGAGGGGTTTCTCCCCACCGATTACGCAAATTAACGTCCGCTCCGTGTTCTAAACGTCGCTGGACCGTCTCCGTGTCGCCATTTGCAGCTGCTTGATGCAGGGTAACCTCTCCCCACAAACTAGACTCATTGACATGAGTTTTTTCAAAATTGAACATAGAGTTTCTCCATTGTTATTTTATATAAAATTATAATAAATTTATTTTATTTTAATTTATTATTATGATAGTAAATCATTTGAATATTCATTCTCAATCTATTTCGCTAAGTGTGTTGAGACAAATAAAATAGGCAATCGTTGAATTTATTTTTTTCTGTTTATCGAAAGATCGAAATGTTTGATTGGTTGGACGATGTGAATTTCGTGTTCAATAGCGTACAGCGGTATCAAGTAAAAAATATACCAATTACATCGCCTTTAGCCATTACGAGCGAAATGTACTATGGTTTGTTACTTATTATAAACGTAATTATTTTTGAACTATTTATTTTATGTTAGTTGCGATACTTGGTTGCTGTGCGGAGAGTATCGTTTTTTTTCTATGTGATAATAAATCGATTGTGTTAATAGATAGACTGGATTTGAAAAAATAATCTGTAGAAATATATTTTTTTTGACACATGGATTTATTTGATAAACTTTTTATCTTTCTTCTTTTAAATTTTTTTGATTATGGACATCCAGGCATGTTTATTACGTTGTGTCAGTTATATTTTAATTATTTCTAATCTCGTAGTCTTTGCAGCTTGCAAAATCGTCTTTTATACAATTCAAAAAAATGAAGGAAGTTTTTAAAAGGAGGGTTTCATTTGAATGAGTCTATTAAATAGTTTCATTACAGAATCAAGTCGATATTAGCACTTCTAAAGAAAAGGCTAAAGCGGAGGACGAAAAAGAAAGCAAACGTCCCTGTTGCCGAACCAAACAATGATCAATTACTTACTTGTGGGCGTTCAGGTGAACTTGATGATTTTCCTGTAGATGCGCTGGATGGAGTCAGCGGTGGGGTGAAAAAAGACGCTTAACAGCTAAGTCTAGGGCCGTTTCTCGCCATTTATTACACGAATTAACTCCCGCTCCGTTTTCTAAAAGAAGCTTAACCGTCTCCGTGTGGCCATTTGCAGCCGCTCGATGGAGGGCGGTGTCTTTATTGTGATAACAACGAAAATCAACTTCAGCCTCTTTTTTTAAAAGCAGTTCGACTATTTTTGTGCGGCCCTCTGTAGCGGCTAGATGAAGAGGGGTTTCTCCCCACTGATTACGGGAATTAACCCCCGCTCCGTTTTTTAAATGCCGCTCGACCGTGTTAATGTAGTTTCCTTCAGTCGCTTGATGTAGAGTAATTTCTCCCCACAAACCAGGCACATTGACATGCGTTTTTACGAGTTTGAACATAGAGTTCCTCTATTTTTTTTATATAAAAATATAATCAATTTATTTTATATTTTTATATTAAACTTATAATAAATTAAGTAAATATTAATTCTATTGAATTAACTGAAATTTACTTTACTCAGTGTATCGAGAAAAGTAGATAGGGAATCACATGTCGAAGCAGTTTGTTATTTTATAAATAAAAGTTTCAAGTGAGCCTCTTAATTTTTTTTAGATAAAATGCTTAACTTTTAGGCCGTTTGAGGAGAGAAGCCTTTAGCTTAAAGGTTTTTGGTTATGGCTTTACGAGGTCAGTTGAATTAGGGAGGATTTATTACTATTTTTTTATAATTTATAAACTACTGATTTTGTTTAAACGCATTTACTGAATATAAGGGTGTGCTCCATTGCGCTAGAGTTTTTTAAGGGTGAGGGCGGTTAAATGGTTTTCTCTCCATCAATCGTTGAATTTGTCTTTCTGCCTGTTTATCAAAAGATTGAAATGTTTGATTGGTTGGGCAATGTGGATTTCTTGTCCAATAGCGCACAGCGGTATCCAGTAAAAAAAGTGTGCCAATGACATCGCTTTTAGTCGTTACGCGCGAAATGTCTGCGCTAGTAGTTTTATTATAAGAGTAAGCGTTTTTTCTACCTATTAATTTTGTTGTCGCTGTGATACTTGGCTGTGAGAGTATCGTTTCTTTTGTATGCGATAACAACACCGTTTTGTTAATAGATGGACTGGGTTTGAAAAAATGATTTGTAGGAATATCTCTTTTTTGTTTATTTGATAAATGGTTGCATGGAGTAAACGTTTTTGGTTTTTTAGTTTCTTTTTGGAGAAAAGATAAAGCGACTTTATTTTTTTGAGAACGATCTTTTTTTCTAATGGAGAGATAAAATTTTGAGTGATTTAGGTTTGGATGGATTTGAAATAGTAGATTTATTTTAGGTTTTATTCGAGAGATCTTAACGTCGTTTTTTAATGTTTGTCGATCATACTTAGCTAGGTAAGCCTCGCTTTTTTCCAATATTTTCTCATTCAAGTTAGATGAGTTGGATTCAGATGAATAAACAGCACGTTTTGGGCGTGAAGAAAGTGATTGCAATTCCGTAAAAATAGATTTTTGGCTAGGTAGTTGTAAATATTGCTCAATAAACGTTTTATTTTCTAATCTCTCTAAGATAAACTCTGTTGTTGAATTTTTTGTGATCCCTTGTTTTTCTAATGCTTGCCAAAGACTAACTAAAAAGCTAACCAGATCTTCCGAAGAAAAGACATCCTCTTGTTGCAAATCGAGGCCCAGCACATCAAAGCCACCTTCAATAGCTTTGATAAACTCCATTAAAAAAGGTGATTCATCCCAATTAATAATCGCTCTTTTTTGTTTTTTATATTCATTCTTGTCAAAAAATTGCCCAATCTTATCAAATTGGGTTGATAAAAAAGAGCCAATGGTAATTAAAAAATCTTTTATTTTATTAAATAAAACTTCATTTCCAACCACGAGATCGGGACGCATTTGGTATAAAGAATCCACCACATCGTTAATAACCTTTTCTTCACTGGAACATTCTCCACGATCAATACATTGGCAAGTTACTCTTTCGGCAAGCTCTATTTGACGTTCATTTGCTGACCGTTGTTGACCGATTTCACGTGCGATATCTCGGGCTAATATTTTTAAATCCGCCTTGGTCTTCGCATCAATGACTTTAGCTTCTGGCGCTCTATTAATGTACCATTGATGTAATATCTGCATGATAGCGGCAGCAATAGTATAAAGCGCACCTTGGCGACCTGCGGTACGCAGGGTGCTTTTTAAGTTTGTTTTAACTCGTAACATCATACGCTGTAGACGTTCTCGTGAATTTTTTTCTTTCGGCGCTAAACTGGGCACTGGTAAACTCTTCGGAATCGTGCCGATTGATGTGACCGTTCTATATTGCGCGTGTATTTTTGCGTATAGCGTAGTGGGTACATTTTTTTCAACTGTCGATGTAACCAAAACGCTACCTTCCAGTTGTATGATAGAAAGTCGTTTATGTCCGTCAAGGTATTCGATACTGACCTGTTTTATTCCTAGGTACTCAAAACTTTGAATAAATTCTTTTAATACATGCGAATTGACTTCAGGTTGATAAATATAAGATTGTAGTTTTAAGGTAGAACGGGTAGTGGAAGGCAAGGCATTATTTATAAACTTTAGTAATTTACTAAAATCAATATCTTGAGGTTGATAGTCCCAATGAATAATTAATTCATTCACATATTCCAAAGTAAAAATTGGTTTTGTGCGGAGTGTAAGTGTTTTCACTAGGTGTGGTTTTTGGGGTAATGTAAAGTGCTGATTAATTTTTTCTATTGAGGTTAATGGTAAATTTTTTTTTGACTGACTTTGAAATAAAATATGTGCTGTACAACCAGGGCTTACTGTTGTAGACATATCTTGAGTCGATCGCTGCGAACGACTGAGGCAGGGTAATGAAAAAGGTTTATAGTGGGCACCATCTAATTTTAAATTAATTTCAGCTATATTTTTTTCTTCGAGTAATTCCCCTAAATAAAAGCTATTTAAATTACTGCCTCTAAAATCTCGTAATCCTTGTTGATAGAGGTGTAAGAAAATTTTTTTATTGAGAATGGCATCTAATGTTGGTAAAGGAAATAATTTATTGACTAAATTCCCTCGTAACTCGGTGACACCTAAAAAATTACGATGCCCTTGCTCATAAAATTTAAATAATAGATCAGGATCCATTTCTACATTATTGAAAACAATATCCTTCAATGACGAATCAGAAAATTTGCTTCCTCTTATAAAAGAAACATAATTAAAGGAGGCCCCGTCGAATCGAGAATCCTTAAGATTGAGTCGTAAATGAAAAGTAGAATAGTGGTTTTGAGAAGTCTCAGGAGTACCATGAAACTGAGTATCTGTAAGATCCGAATTGATAAAAGTTCCTCTTAGTATCTTTCCAGTAAACTTAGCCCCATTAAAGCTGACTTCTTCAAAATAGATATTATCGGGTGCATTTTCAATTCCCCAATCTACTGATATTCTGCAGCCTTTGAAGTAATGAACACCTAATTTTTGGTGTAAATAACGTATAGTTGATAAAGTAAATTCACTATTTTCTAACTTAGTTTCGTGATCAAACTTGTTGTCAAGATTAAACTGGCTATTTATTAATGTTGCTTTATTCAAATTAGATTTAGTAAACCATGTTCCTTCTAAATTGAGTTCATTTAAATTAACTGATTCTAACTTGGCTTCATGAAAATTTAAATATCGTAAGTTGGATTTAACCAGAGTATCTTGAAAGTTGACTTGAGATAGATCCGCGCCAGAAAAATTAGTGATCGCTAAATCTCTAAGCTGCGCAAAGATAAAAGTAGATAATTTAGCATCATAGAAATCGATTTCTGAAATTTGCGTATTTAACAACTGAAATGATACAGTTCTCAAATCAGTATTTTGAAATGAAATCAT